TGCAGGCTCAGTTGTTTTTGTTTCGACCTTGGCAGCAGGTGCTTCACTTTTGACAGGCGTTGCCTTGGCTTCTACCTTGCAAGTCTTGTCTTTAGCAGGATCACATTTTGCAGCAGCAGCAGGAGCAGCGGCACTAGCAGCAGGTGCTGGAGCAGGTGTTGCAGTCTTAGCAGGCTCAGTAGCAAAAGCAGCGGTTGCTACCAAAGTAGCGATAAGAGTAGCGATTGTTTTCATTTGAAGTTTCCTTTAAAGTTAATGAAATTTATGCTTAACATTATCAACTCGACGACACGGAACACTACGCCTTTCATCACAATTGGATAATCTCCAATCATAACTAGTGGGCAAATATTGTTCCAAAAACGGTTCAGTTTTATCCTCTACCGGTTTATCGTAGTCAAGTTGTTTTTTGTCTTGCATATATATATAACGCGGTAGCACAACAAAAAGTTTACAAGAATTAAAAAGAAAGCACCCGAAGGTGCTTTCTGTTATTTTCTGTTACGAGGTATAACTACCCTAAGCGGCGTTTAGGCTGCTAATGCGAACTGTGAGTCGTTTGCGTTTACTTGTTTTGCTTGATTAACGGTCATCGCCTACCGTGTTGCCGTCGCCACTATCTAGTCCAATCGATCCTGTGTCATCCCCACCTAAATATACCTTATACACTTAGGTGGAGATGCCGGGCACTGCCCCCGGGTCTTGGTCTCCTTCGTTTTGAAGGGATTACAACAATAACTTTTATTTATCGCCAAGTTTTCTGAGCGATACAATGTTGTATCCGTTGTACTTTCCACGCTAGTCCCCAGGGCAGTGTGAAAAATATCTTTGTACCATTTGGAGTATACATGGTCTTACCATCATTGTCAATTCCCATCAATCCTATAAACATATCATCTCCTCTAACTCAATGTCTCACAGCAAACATACTGCTGATCATTGCTCTTACTAAAACTAAATCACTTTCACATGTAACTTCTATAGGTTCGTCAAGATCTGGATCATCCTCCCATGCTTCTTTAGGAAACTGTAAAAAACTAAAGATAGTTCTAAAGGTCACAGTCCTGCCTTGCGTGTAAGCCAACTCTATCACATCCACTATGGAATTTACTATTTGTTGAGTTTTAAAATCCAAGGGAGTCATGATATCTATTTTCCTATTATTTCTATAGAATTAAACACTTCATCAAACGGTAAATCATGCCAAAAAAATCTTATAAATTTTCTCACCATATTACGATCTTTTTTAACAACTGAATGCATATGAGAAGAATTTAATAAAAATGCTTCTTTATTTTCTGCTACAAAATGTTCAGCATACACTAAATCATAGGGATCACTATCTTCTAATTTTTTCTTCCAAAATATTGTAATATCATTATAGGTTTCTAAATAATAATTTAGTGCAACCTGTGATGGTCCATCTACATGTTTACCAATACCACTTTTTAAAATTTCTGTATAGTTTACTGAAACTGGTGGTATATTAAATTTAATTACTTGAGATAATGCATCAGTGAAATATTTTAAATCTTTAATTTCGTAACTAATGAATAGATCTTCGTACTTTTCTTTTAATTTGCTACTTTTTATTTTTTCAATATCAACGTCTAATTTAAATTCTATTTTTTTAAAATAAACGATATTGTCCCCATTCATAAAATATATTTATTCACTAATTCGAGAATAGTTAAGAACCATGCCGGCGCCATATTGTGCTTCAGCAATCATTTTGGCTTGCCAATCGTTATCTGCACTAACTACAACATTAGCAGTTTGATACTGATTAAGACGAACCCAAACAGTGTAACGGTACATAGCAGACTCCTTTGTGTTGTTAAGCGTTAATTATAGCAAGGTTTTACCTATTTGTCAACCATAATTTACCCAAAAAGTGGAGAAATCTGCAAGAATTGGCTTCTCCTACCTCCCGGACTTGCACCTTCCAAAATGCTACGCATTATGCCCTTGCAGACTATAATACTTATGCATTACTCAAATCGTACAATCCAGTAACACCCGGACCTTTAGCATTTTTGTCATTCATAAATGTACAAACTTGTCCGCGATTTCCTGCTTTGTTAAAACTAATATGATGCCAAGGCAGACCACTTCCTGTACTTTTATACTCTAATAAGAATTGATCGTATTTGGTATTATCTTTTATCCACAATGCTCTTGTATAAAAATCTGCTTTGCTTGCTTTAGCATATTGAATATCACATGCCATACCTTTAGGATGTTGACTAGTAGGACTACCTACTCCTGCTTTTCTAAAAGAACAGGTCATAAATGCATCTGGATATTGTTTTTTAATAGGATCAAAACAATTAATAATCATAAGTCGTAAATTGTCACATACTTCTTGTACAGTCATACCATTCTGTGGAGCAATAGTAGCTACATCGTACGGGAAAATAACACCCATCTCTGTAGAAGAAGCCGGTTGTTTTGTAACATTTTTAACCTTATAAGTTATTCCAGTTAATGCACTAACATATAATACTGTCTCGTCAACTGTTCCTCCTACTGCTACAGTACCAGCAGTTACTCCCTCTGTTACTCCAGCAGGTGGAGGTGTAGTATTGGTTGCTGCGGGATTGGTTGCTGCGGCAGTTCCTTTATCTAAATCTGCTTGTGTAATCGTTCCAGCAGCAACTAATGCTTGTTGTTGTGTATCTACTGCGGCCGGGCTATCTGCGTCCCCCTCCGTTGCTTCTGTAACTGTGCTTTCTTGTGCAAATGAAGGCGAATTAATTGCTACATCAATAGCAGCAGAAACAGCGCCTGTCGCTGCTGGAGAATTCCATAGGGCTACAGGTATAAAATTGGCAAAAACATTTGGACTGTGAAAAACATCAGAACTTGTTGGGTAAGGCCCTGGGTTTACTACTGGCATAAATTATCCCCTAATCTGATATTTATCTTAGGGCAATATCAGTGGTACTATCTCTATATTGGTCAGCAGCATCGTGTTTGCTAGTCATCATAGCAAATATATGTGACTTATTTAAAGTTACTTCTTTGCCATTGCCTAAAAACATCCAAGGCATTAATCCAACACCTTGACCATTAAGTGTAACACATAATGGTTTAATGATTTTAACCGTATCAGCAGTTTCGCTTTCAAAACGTGCGATAAGTTCTTCACCGTTGATTAGTTTTAAACTAACAACATCAGCGGTGGTAAATCCTCTTTCTATTAACATGTTATTCCTTGGTTTCTTTTGGTAATTCGCATAATGCCTCTAACAATTTATAGTGATTGTATGCTTTTTTCAACGCTTCAAAGTGTTCTAATTTATCTGGGTCTGGTACAAGTATAGCAAGACGTTTGGATATTGTTTCCATAAACTCGCCGAGGTCCTGCCTATTTATCATAACCTTGCCTTCAAACTCTGCATCACCTTTAACATTTAATGTTGATTGCCCGTTATTAGTATTGATAGTTGCCCAGTTTGAGCCGCCGGTGCCGTTGGTCATATAATAACTACCAGAACTGCCTACACTATATGTTCCAGCAGTAAGGCTAGGAATTGTCCCATTCATTGAACTTAAAGACGATATTTGAGCAGTAGTCAATGGAGAGATAGTAGTGTTCCAAGTATTATCCAAAGTGATGGTATCATAACTCATTTTAGATATTCCTTGAGTTCAGTAAATCCGCCAACATATCCTTCTTCAATAAAAATTTGTGGAAGTGTACGTGCATTAGGTACTGCTTCTAATAATTCTTCCTTGGTATATCCATCACCGATCTTACGTTCTTCAATTTGATAACCCTTAGACTTTAGTAAAGCAGTTGCCTGATCACAGTAGGGGCAGTTATACTTACTCCATAATATTGCTTTCATTTTTATTATCCTTTTATATATGATGCTTTGTAATAGGTTGATGCTACCATTGACCAACCTGCGCTTAGAAGATGGGATCTAATGACATTGTGATCATAATAATCCACAACATCATCGTAAACAAAAACTGCACCTTTGGGTGCCCTTGGTTCAAAAAATAATGTTTCATTAAATGTAGATTCTAAATCATGAGGACCATCAAAGTGTACCAATGAATATTCGTTGATTATTTGTTTACCCTTATCAAAGTAAATAGGGACCCCATCAGCAAATCTTTTAAAAAATTCTGTATCTTCCATGGGATACAGACAAAAATTAATGTTAGAATTTTCTATACAATATTGTGACATAGAAATCATGATTCGATCACGCATATTGTTTGAATAATCGGTTTCTTCTGGAATAAAATTTTCTTTCCAGAAATATGGAATCTCACCATAGGGATCAATGGCAATATGTGTACGTGGGGCTATTTTTGTTTGAAGGGCATCTAATATACGTTTTGTCCCACCACCTGCTCGTAATCCTATTTCGCAAGTAATGCCAGGTACATCTCTAACCATCATAGCAGCATCATATAATATATAGTAGTCTCCACAACCGTCTTCAAATTCGCCTGCCTTAAAATTGCTCATTATTATCCTCGTCTATTAATTACTGAGGCTATCTGACTAACCTCACCGCGTCTGCGGTTGTTTTCTCTTTCTAATAAACTTATACGTTGATTTAACTCTTGATTCTGTTTAATCAATTGTTCAACTAATTGTTCAAGTTTTTTAATTTTATCAATTTCGGTAGTCATTATAGATCTGGTAGTTCATCGTACATAACACTATCACTCATTACACCAATAACATAGTTTGTACTTTCAGTTTCCTGTAATGCGCTTTGTTTCTTGCCAATATTAACATGTTTGTTAAACCACGGAATAGGACTTGAACGTGGATGCTCTTCGGCATACTTAATACCAATATCTTTCAAACGTGTAAATGCAGTATAATCCACAAAGTCTTTTAAAATAGTAGCATTAAGTCCAATTACAGGACCTTTCTTAAATAAGTATTCGGCCCATGCCTTTTCTTCTTCTATAACTTCCATATACATAGCATACACTTCTTCTCGACACTCTTCTACTATTTTGGCAAATCGATCATCATCTTTTACTACATTATTAATTAACCAAGCAGTCCATTCTGCGTGTAATAACTCGTCTTGTAGAATTAGGCTAATGATGTTTCCATTACCAATATAGATCTTGTTCTCAACCATAGCCAGGCTGGTAGCAAATGATACCATGAAGCGGAATGCTTCTAATGCATAACTGGCATTGAGTGCTAACCAGATGGCCTTGATATGACTAGTCTCACTCACTGTTTTTGGATTAAGTTCCTTGAAGCAATTTAGTTCATGTAGTTTGTCGTAGTATCTACCTATACTTGCAGACATTTCTACAATTTCTTTAGTGTCGTGAATCTTGTTAAATTCTTCTTTTGGCACGCTATAGACATTACGAATGATGTGACTGTAACTCTTACTGTGAATATTTGTTTCGAAGAACGACCAATTGCTAACAAGTGCTTCTAATTCAGGTATGCTAATTACTGGACTAAAGATCTGACCAGGGGCACGACCTTGAATACTGTCCAATGCTGTTTGACGTAGCAGGTTACTGGTAAAGATATGTTTGACAGCATCACTGGCATCCTTGTGATCCATCTTATCTTTAGTCAAACTGATCTCTTCTGGTACCCAAAAGAATCCACGTGCTAAAGATTCAAATGTTTGTAATTTATTATATTTCACTTCTTCAAAACGTTGGACTGTTACTGGACCTTCTGGATCCAAAAACATCTTGCGTTTGAGATAGTTTGTTTGTTTGCTTAAATTGTATTGTTCTTTTGACATAATGCTCCTATAATTTGCAGGCCTCACAATTTTCTTCATCTTCGTAAACAGTAACTGGTTGAGATACTAATGCACTTTGGGTAGTGGTTAGAACATGTTTAGATCCTACCTTGTCGATAAGGCTATAATAAATTGTTTTCAAGCCCCACTTGTATGCCAACATTAGATTCTTGGCAATCAATGTGCCCGGAACTTTACCATCTCTAAAATGTCTTGGACTGTAGAATGTGTTAGTACTCAAACTTTGATCAATGTACGCTGCCAATACTGCTGATGTTTTTAAATACTCAACACAGTCAGTTTGTTCCCACATCATTTGATATCGATTCTTTAGACGACGATATTCTGGCACAACTTGTGTAAATGATCCTGCCTTGCTTTCTTTAACACTGATCAATTCCATAGGCATTTCAATACCATTAGTAGAATTTAAAACAACACTACTAGATTCAACGGGAGCAACTGCCATAAGTGTAGCATTACGTATTCCATACTTTTTCATACGTTCACGCAATGGTTCCCAATCTATACTAGGTGTAAAATCTGTAAGTTCATTGACACCGTTGGCTCTACGTTCCCAAGGAAATATTCCCTTACCGTAGTAAGTGTATTCGCTACGCTTACATGGGCCACGCTCTTGGGCCAGTTCTACACTTGCTTCGGTGAGGTAATATGCTTGATGTTCCATCCAACGTTTGACTTCTGCTAATGCATCTGCTTCACCGTATTTGAAACTCTTACGTGCATGCCAATAGGCCAAGTTTGTAATGCCAACACCGAGAGGTTCAAAATCTGTATTAGCCAACTTGCTCTGTATGCTTAGGAAGTCTTGATAACTTAATAAGTTACTTAGACTACGAACTAATACACGACAAGCCTTTCTCATTTCCTGCGGGTTGCGGAAGGCGCCCCAGTTGATGCTGCCAAGAGTGCAAAGAGCAATGCGTCCCTCTGGATCTTCAATACGCTGGAAAGGTTTCGTGGGTAAAAGTATTTCTTGGCATAGATTTGATTGATATATTGGGTCAAGCCGTGTATCAAACGGACCCTGGTTGATAACATTGTCGATATTGACAAGGTAGATGCGCCCAGTATCAGTACGTTCTTTAAGGATGCCATTTTTGAATATCTCATCCGCTGATATGCTCTTCTTTTTAATTGTCGGATGCTTTTCATAATTTAAGTATAGTTGTTCAAATTCTTCGCTGTTGCGATAGTAGGCTTCGTATAAGTCTGGTACATCATGTGGATCAAACAATGTCATCATGTGTCCATTCTTATACCGATTCCAAAACATTCTATTGACCACTACACTGTAATCCATTTGACGTACACGAGTTTCTTCTGTGCCTTGGTTGTTTTTCAATACAATAAGGTCTTCAAACTGATAATGCCAAACAGGAAATGTCACTGTACAACTTGCATTACGGATACCACCTTGACTACAACTACGTAGATCAGCAAACCATTTTTTTAAGAAAGGTATCATACCTGTATGTTTGATTTCACCGTTACGTATAGGAGCACCGAGTGGGCGGATACGTCCAATCTCTAATCCTATGCCAGCACGTTTGCTAGCATACTTGGCCATCATCTCACCACTAGCAAATATACTGTCCAGAGTATCATCGCTACTGATAAGCACACAACTTGAAAATTGTTTGGTAGTTGTGCCAAGTCCGGCAAGAACAGGAGTAGCAAGAGTAAAATGACCTGCGCTAGCACACTCGTAATATTCTTTAACATATTTTAATCTAACCTCTTTAGATTCATTATGGAATGCTGTGGCTGCTGCAACAGCATAACGTACCTGTGGAGTCTCAAATATCTGTCCAGTGGCACGATTCTGTACTAGATATTTTTCACATAACTGTGCTATAGCGGCATAGGTATATGTTTCGTCTTTATCATGATCAATAAAAAGATCTATAATATTCCATTCATCTTCTGTATACCACTGTAATAGTTCAGGAGTATACATACCTAACTCTACATTCTTTTGTATAATACTATACAATTTAGGAGGATCGTATTGTCCATACACCTCTTTGCGTAGCATACTAACACGTTGTCTACCTGCTACATATTGATAGTTGACATTATTAATTTCTGGATTTTCACTTTCGTCAACTAAATCTACCATTGCTTTAAGTAATAGTTCGTCTATTGTTTCTGTGGTCATACCATCATGCAGTTCAATTTGCGCTTTGATTTCGATCATACTAGGACTAACACCATCTATGCCCTTACAAGAGTATGCTACCTGTCTTTGTATTTTTTCAATATCAATGGGGACACGATCCCCATTACGCTTCACTACTGTAATCATTTGCTAACCTTTTTATTATTCTTAGATGATATTTACCTAGGACTTAAAATTTCAATTATATTTTCAAGTTTAAATCCGTCATTTATTTCTAATGCAGGAATTGGACCATTATCGTTGTAGTTAATCGCCCAGGTATTATCAATACATATTACATTATACTGTCTAGTCCGATTAGGATCAACCATAGTTTTAATTTCTATTTTGGAATCTTTAAATTTTTTTGTCAATTTCAAAGTCCAACTGATCATCAATGCTTTTGTAAAATCATCGTATATGTTAGTTTCTATAATCTCCCAAGGAGTAGGCCAACTTTTTTGATGATAAGGATCAATATTTCTATTGTGTGGAATGAAGGGAGCAGTTTGCCAAAAGTTCCAAACTTCTTGTAACGGATCTGAATTTTGATCCAAATTTTTTCTATGTTCGATCCACTCTGTTAGTCTCGAATCAACAGATCGATTAAACATAAAGTTATGTCCATCTAGTGGTGTGTATTTCCATAGACGCAGTTCCAACGGCGGTATTTGGAGGGATATATCGAACTGATATTACGATCTTTCCAGCAGATCCGAAATAACCTACTTTCCAAGTTAACTCATGGGCATCTCCTATGTTATATGTATAATCATCTGTAATAGATCCATTCTGAAGATTTATTTTACATTCTCCCATTCTGTCAACAAAAAATTTTGGTGTTTTATAAGTTGGACTAGTTATATCGTTATCATAGTCTCCATAAAATAAATTATATTTTAAAAGTATTTGTTGTCCACCGTTGGAGGTAGGATATACAAGAATACTTTGATAATCTTCAGTCCCACCGACTCCTCGAACCCTAACAAACTCGTCCATGAATACTGATCTGCCTTCTACTAAAGGATAGTACCTGCCCCCACTACCTAGAGTATCCATTTGATATTCTTGTCTATCAAAATAATCATTAATACTACTATTTCCTTCGGTAAAAAATTTTATAATAGATGTATAAGGTGTGAGTTCCCCTCCCCCATAATTGCCAACATCATAAAATTTATTTTGTGTACTAATATGATGAGATCCAGCAGACTCTGGACTAAATCCACAATATATTGCCTGTTCTCCTATACTTTTAAATAAATTGTCTTTTATTGTTCCCCAGCATGGTCCAACATTACCTTTTATATCATCATTAAAAGAAATTCCCCTTACAGAGTTTTGAAATAATGATTGTTGAATTGTTATGTATTTTACATCATAATCTGAATAAATTCCGTGATATAATCCTGTAAACTGACAATTATCAATTAAAAGATTTTCAGTAGTTAGATAATCAAGGCCGCCGGATGACGCAGTTCCTCTCAAATTAATTCCTATGTGAGTTGATGTAGTAGTTAGTGTACTGTTGGCATTAGAATTTCCCACAAATCCTACATTTCTAATTACGGTATTTTGTGAACAATCTAAATTTAAAAGACTAAGAGTTCTCAGTTTATCAGTAGTTGTACTATATTGAATAGTCATTCCTTCTATATGTATATTACTAGGTCGTCCAACTCCCGAATCTATTGAAGGAAATAAATTATTGTTTGAATCTTTAGTTTGAAATGCACTAATATCATTAGATGTTAAATTTATAATAGTCTTGCCAATTCCCTCTCCAACTAATGTTGTATATTTAGGAATATATATAGTAGTATCTATGTTATAAATACCAGCAGGTAGATGTAATACTTTAGCTGAATGTTTCCCATAATTGCCACCGTTTGTTTGTAGTGGTTCTAAAAATAAATTATTAATAGCCAATTGAAAACTGGCGGCTACATCTTCATTTGATCCTTTGTCGCCATAAACACCAAAATCTTTAATACTTACTGTGTCATCTTCTTTGTCACGAATTGATCGTATAAAACCTGTTGGATATAAATCTGTTGCTGTTATGTGTTTACCATCTTGGACACCAATAGAATTTCCTCTGTATTCGTATGAAGTATCTGCGGTACTGATAATATTAAATAGGTCATTTTCTGTTAAGATTCTGACATTGGCATCTCTAGCACCACCGTCGTCTTTACGTAGACCTATATACAGATGTTCTGTGTCAGCCGCCCAGCCAAATTCGCCCCCTGCTAATGTTGGTACGCCTGTTTGATTTTCTTGCCCTCTTCGAACTTGAATCCTTGAAATTTCCACTACAGCCATAATAATATCCCCTATATAGGATATTTATCATAACTGGATTACTTAATTAGAGCGTAATACTCTTCAACTTTGGTTAACCAAGCATCTTGCCATTTATTAAAATCTTCTGATTTAAGATCAAATTGTTGGTATTGTAAATCTCTACTGCACATGAAAATGTGTCCTTCTCTAATGTCAGTACCGTAAACTTCATTATGTGCTAATATATAGGCCATAAGTTGAATGTAATAGTCGTCTACCCATTCTGCTTTCTTAGGCTTATTAGTTTGTTTGTGATCAGCAATACACGGATTACCTTGATAAACACCAATCAAGTCAGTAGTACCGCTGTATAATCCGGGAAAGTACAGACTTTGTTCCATAGCCCAAACTTCACTCATTTTACTAAGACCGTTTTCAATAATGATGTCAGCCATTTTATTAGCCTGTACATGTACTGGATTACTGCCTGGTTGACGTTGTTCTCCAATTAAGAAACGTTCCAAATTGGCATGCATTGCTGTACCAACTCCTGCTGCCTCTGTGGTAATTTGTTGTGCCTTATCGTGTCCAATACGATTACGCCATGCATTAAGATGAGTTTGATCTTTAGTAGCGCCTAAGATGGTAGTTACACTAGGTAGTTTTTCACCATCCGGTGTTCGATAAACTCTTTTGCGAGTTACTGGATCATTAATCTGTACGCAATTTTTGTATTGGAAACGTTCAACGAACGCAGGGGGAGTATAGGTTGTTGTCATATAATGTTAATTATAACACTACGTGACTAGTATAGCAACTATTTGGTTATTGTTTTGGCGTTTTTAGATGCCATTGCATCTACTGCCGGAGTCGCGCCGCCTGCTTTTGCTGCTTGATCTTTATTTGGATTTTCTGCTTTAGTTTTAAGTAATACTGTACCGTCATCTAATACATCAGAAATAACATCACCTGCTGGATCAACTGCATTTTTAAGTGCTATCAAACCATCAGGTGTGCTTATACCCAATCCATAGGGTTTTAAAATATTCATCACTACTGGAAAAGGTAAAGAAGAAGGTTGATCGGCCCTATTAGCCTGTCCTTGTAATACGGCTAGAACATCTCTAGCCGATCCTAGATCAACTTCAAATAATCTCATTTACTTTGCCAATGAGGCCATAATGTCATGCGATTCTTTAAGTTTTTTAACGAACTTACTTTCACGCATTTCACGTCCAGTTGTTCCCATACCTGCTGCTGCATCTGCTGCACCAAATTCATCCCCACCTGGTTCTGGATTCATTGCATCAGGTGCACCAATATCCATTCCTGGTTCTGGAGGCATTTCTGGTTCCATTCCCATTGCTGCATCTGGCGTAGCTTCACCTGCTAATGCTGCCACAGCACCACTCACTGCTTCACGTTGTTGAGTTAGTGTCTCGAGTGTAGCGGATAGTGCGGGGCCAACTGCTGCCTTGAATGCTTCTGCTTCTTGTGCTCCAAAGTCTGCTTTGATAGCATCGGCTAGTTCAATCATTGTTTTAGTTTGATATTGGCCAACACGTTGCATCCAACTTGTAAAGTCATTGACCATATCACCTGCTGCGGTAATGGCCTTAGCCTTACCTTCTTCGTCTTCTTGTAATAGATAGCCTAAACTTTCATTAACAAATTGAACATTGTGTTTAAAGGTACTAAAAGCCTCTTTAACTTTCTTTTTAGCAAAAGGATTCACACCTTTCTTTGGACCTGCTTTTTTATCAGCAACTGCTTTCTTCATTGGCTCTTTCTTATTGCCATCTTTGTCCATGTCTAAGAAGTCGGGTTTCTTGCCGGCTTCACCGAGTGGCTTTTTGTCTTTTTTAGCAGGCATTGTTTTTGCTGGACGACGTGCATCTTCTGGTGGCTTCTTATAATCAGATTGATTACCGTATGAGCTACCTTTAACTGTTCTACTTGGCAAGTCAGCCATTTTAACTTCTTTCATACCATGCACTGGACAATTTTCTTCACCTTTAGTAGAGCAGCAACATTTTTTGCTCATTGCTTCTTTGAATGGTTTTCCAGCCTTTGCAGCGGCTTTCATACGGCTACCCATAACTTCGTCTTTGCCTGTTTCAACTTTGCCGTCGCCGTCATAGTCTTTGTTAGCCATAGGGCTCTTGGCTTTCTTAGTATGTTTAACATCACGAACACCTTTTTTGGCTTCGCTTAGTTGATCCATTTTGTCACGTAGTTTTTTGATGTCTTCGCCTAGCATTTCTTTAATCCTTGTATTAAGCAAGTCCAACATGGCCTTGTCTTTTTGATATGTTTCGTTGGTTAGCAAATCATTAATACCTGCTGAACCCTCTTGTTGGAAAACGCGGGTGCGTAATTTGTTACGCATATCTTCTAATTGTTCTCTAGAATAATTTTCTAACTTAACTCGTACACCAAACATCTTGTTCATGTTTTCGTTTAGTTTTTTGCTTGTTAGCGGAGCTGTAAAATCAGTTGTTTTCATAATTAATCCCAGAAAGATCGATAGTATTATTTAGTTAAATCGAATAAGTTTATTAAAACTTCTCATAACAGTTTTCATATATTCTTCTTTCTTTTCTTTGGAAATTCTAGATTTAACCGTCATGATATCCATACGATCTAATGATTTTGATGCTAAGTTTTTCTCTACTAGTTTATTATGTAGTTCCTCATCAAACAATGCATAACCGTATTTTGTATCGGTTTCAAGCAGATCATCATTTACAAATTTGCCCAATGCTAGTCTATTGGCTAGCACAGCCGCAGTTTGTGGAAGATTTATATTATCTATAATTATATCTTTTTCAAAATCTAATATACAATAAAATCCGTTTTTTTTGCGTTTAATGTAATAACGTCCTACACTAATAGTGCCATCGTTATTTTTTACAGGAATTATTACTCCTTGTTGAAGCAATTTTTCTTTTGAATTTTTACTTAGTTCTTCTATTTTTGAATAGAGGTCATTTGGTCGTAGTTTCATCTAGTTGTTTTATTAAAGTTGTACTATCATTACTTATTGCGTAGAGTCCCTTGCGAACAAGGTTTTGAGCAAGCCATTGATCGTGCTCATCTAAACTAGTAATAGATATATTATCTTTATGTCTACGGAGGAAAGATTGTTCTTCATTGGTGAGAACAATATGCATCCCTGATAACAACTGACCTATTTTCATACTGTCGGTGGTTGCTGCATCTGCTGCTGCATCTGTTGTTGTTTTTGTTTTAGACCCACAATCTGTGCAGCAATCTTATCAAGGTCTGTCATTGTATCTTTCATACCTTGTTGCATTGCGGGAGGTTGTCCTATTGGTTGTCCTGCTGGCTGTTGATTGCCTAATGTTGGAGCAGGTTGCCCTGCTTTTGGAGGTTGTCCGGGGGGAGGTGTTTGTCCGGGGGGAGTTGATTTTGGTAATCCATCTGGACTAACCGGATCGGTTGTAGATCCTATAGGCGCTACGGCTTCGACTAATTCTGATATACGCATATTATTTTAACAAACTAATTAATGTTTCGCTATGTGCTGTAACCCAACCTAATGCTGCTATAGCACCTGCACTAATATATACCCATTTTGTTTTAAATTGTTCAAGGTCTTTAATCTTTCCCGCCATATCACTATGTTGATCAATATTTGCTGTATGCATTACAGCAAGTTGATCCATGATACTGTCACGAGTACGATCTAGGCAATCATGCATATCTTTGACATCTGTTTTGAGATTGTCAATCTTTTCTTCAATGTTATCTACTTTTGTTTCTAGTACGCTAACACGTTCTGGAACGGTTGCCAGTGCTGCTCGAGCCATTTAAGTCATCTCCTTTAAGGTGTACGAATTTCCGACTAGTTGCCTAAATTGTGCCTTTGATTGCCTTAATGACTGTATTCTTGGAAGACGCATCTATTAGTTCGAAAATGGCCTTCTCGATATTTATCGTTTCAGTTAACTTTTTAATAATTGGAACACCCTGCATATCTTCGTACAAACATCCTAGTTCATGTAGACCATCTGAGTACACATCGGATCTGTCTGGATTAAATCTAAATGTCCATACGGCATGTTTGCCTTTGAACTTAGTTCCAAACCCTAAATCTTTAATATCAATAACTTGCATCTCCGGAGCAAAGTCATAAGATATAATTGATCTAATTTCAATACATTGTTTTAATGTAACAAAATTTCTATACTGGTCATGTTCTAATGTGGTACCTTGATTAGGTCTTGCAACCTTTGTATCAGTGATATCTATTAAAGTTTTAATTTCTATTGTTTGCATAATATACCTATATAATATATTTATGTCAAAGAAAAAGGGAGTTAAAAAACTCCCTTTCATTTTCTAATAGTTTAGATTAGAATGTTGTGCCGTTAACACCAAGTGCTGTAGTTACAGTACCAAGGTCAAAACCTTGCCATGTACCTTGAGCGCGGATTAAACGCTTAACGTAATCAATGAATGACTCGCTGTTTGTACCATCCCACTTGATTGTTCCAGCAAATGCGCCGCCTGGTGCTGAAAGAGCAATTGCAAGAATTGTGTTACCAGAACTACCTAAATTGTATTGTGGTGTACCAATTAGTTCAATTGTTGCTACTTGAGTAACTGCTTCCAATGCTACTGCGATTGGGCTGCGTGATGCATTTGGGTAAGTTGTTGTATCGGTATCTAACATTGCTGTCAAGTCGCTGCTTGGGAAAGTAATAGTAAGAAACTGTAAAGTTACGCCGTTCTTGTAAAACGGTGCTACTACCGTTTCATTCTTTTTTGTTAATGTTGCCATTTTAAATATCTCCTGATCTTGTTTTTAAGTTTCCCCATGAAACTTAGTATGTTTTTATTTATCTCGATTGAAAGAAATTAATCCAAATGCCCTATTAATCGTCGTTTTTGACATCACCTTCTATGATTTTAAGGTGTCTAGCAGTTTCTTTGTTATCACGTAGTTTGCGTATACCACGAGTAAACTTGTTAGGATCAGATGCTTTGATGCTATTAAGCAGTCTACGTTCTAACTCATAAGCATCCTCTGGGGAGAAATTTTCTTTGATAAGTGCTAGTAGATTGATAGCACTGTCAATGACATGTGTAGCCCTTGCTTCTATAATGGCTTCACTATTCTTCTTTTCCGATATGGAATTGAGTTCTTCTAACAGACTACGGGTTGCTCGTTTCAAGATAGTATCCTTGTTGTGGTATTTAGTAGATTATAGCATATAACTTTGGAGAAATAAAGACTTGTAAATTGTGCGGTCGCAGCATACAATGTATAAATACTTTACTCAGTAGAAACCATGAGAGACTACTGAGAATATGTTATATACAAAGGAAAATAAAATATGTTAAACACAATCACTGAATACTTCCAAAAGATGTTTCAGAATTTCAGTAAGCCACAAACTTACAGTTCCGCATTAGAAGAATACATTGTTAGACACGCACCCACAGATTCTTGTGATGTAGATCGTCTAACCCGTCAATTTGAAATAAATCAATCACGTAGGGGATGGTAATCATGTATATGCTAAAAGCAATCTATAATTTTTTAGGCGAGATGGGTAAGGCCCATGCTGCTTCAAATTTAGCACGTAGCGGAGATTATAAGGGCGCAAAACGTCTTATGATGGAAGATTTTAAAGGCTGGATTTAATTGCTCATTAAATTTGCAATATAAATAATAATGCAGTACAATTACTGCTACACATTAACACACAGGAGATAAAAATGTTTAATAAAATGTTCGCACCATACCTAACGCTTGAAGCACACATCGAAGCGTTCCAAGAAACTAAACGAGGCCTAACAGACAAGATCATCACTGATCCTACGCTGAATAAGGCTGCACACGATTATATCGATGCTCAGACTGAATTTGCTAAAATGCTAGCACACAACTTTACTGACATCGCAAAATATTCCATGGATGCCATTTCTGATAAATGGTTTCCTAAGAATGAAGAAGTAGTTGAGGCTAAGACTACACGTAGCAAGACGGCTACCGCCTAAGACATACACACACAAGGAGAAAATTATGTCAACATTGAAAGCACCTGAAGTAAAATTCAACAAGAACGGTTATGAAATCCGTACAGATATTTTAGACATGGCCAAAGGACTAGTCAGTGAGGAATATCACTCTAAGTTCCGCGGCTGGGAAATGTCAGTTGCCAAGGACGAAAAGACTGGCCAAGTGGTTACCCGGATAGACATGCCAGAATTTCCAGGACTTGACAAAGTATTAGAAACAGCAGAAAAGATGTATTCATTTGTTAATGCTGGTAGTGTTTCAAAGAAATAATATAAAAAAAATATATAGGACGTAGTCCAGAAGCCCCGGCATTAGATCGGGGCTTTTTTTTTACCAAGACATTTGTTTATGATATTTCCATTTAACTATTTTCCAACCAAAGAAGTCAGATAGTCCACCTGTACCGTCAATTTTAAGAGTGCTCATTAAATTAACATAATATTCTCTATGTGATATTTTACAAAGATATAATTTATTATGTCCCATAGCAAATGGAACTAGTGATGGGTTCATACTGTTATATTTTACCCAACCCTCAAGCACGCCGGTCCACCAGTGATTCATTATATCATCTAATATAACTACACCTTCATTACTTATAACGCTATTAGCAAGTACTAGATCATTCATTACATGGATAGGAGTATGTCCGCCATCAATTGAAAAGAATTTAATTGATCCCGGTTGAATAATTTTAGTTAATTGTAAACTAGAGTCTGTACTATCACCCTGTATAATAAGAGTATTACGGCCATTATGTCTATCAAGATTTTCTAAATTTTTTCTAAAAGCATCTAGTTGACCTGCACCTGATTTATCTACATTAAGATGTTGATTGTTGAATATATCAATAGCATACGATTTAAAATTTTCATCTACTGTTTGATTTAACAATAAAAATAATTTGCCATCTTGTATACCAATTTCAGCAATGCCGCCCCTTTGGTTTACTGGTTGTGTAGAAAGTATGTCAAGTGTGTTAAAAATATCATCATAACACCATCCGTGGACTGTTTCAAAATGAGGGTAATATTGTTCTAGATAGGGATTATTAAAGGCCATTTTTTAAATTGGGTTACTTCGAAGAAATTCAGGATGCTGTTTATTGAAGTGACGCATAATAACGCCAGCAATTTCGTGCGCTTGATTTTCTTCCGGGGATCCTGTTTCACCACTTTTATCATTTAATTCATTACTAATATCTTGTTTAAAGTGTACTAGTTCGTGAGCAACAGTTCTGAGTATATCTACAGGATGACGGTTAAGTATTGCAACATGTAAAGTTTTCTCATCATTAACATACATACCAAAACTAGGCTGTCCGCCCGAATCTATTTCAGATTCAAAGTTCATTTTAGGTAATCTGTTAATTTCTAAGATTTTCATAGCCAAGGGAAGAAACTTCTTGAACATATCAACGAATGTTGCCTTGGATTCTCTACCTTCAACTAATAACTCAACAATTTGCATACTGTATTTAGTGCCGGTAACTTTATCCGGCGCACACTACGCGGTGCAGTTCAATTGCGCGGACGCCTATAACCGTGACGACTAACGTGCCCTAAGGTGGGTTCTTAAATATTCTTCTGTTTTATCAGTATATATACCTGTGACCTGTAAAGTTGCCCTAGGTACATGCCCTGCATTGGCAGTAGAATGCGGTACATTCATCCAATCAAAAGTAGTTACAGAGCCTGCTTCCCAGCGTGACCACATATAATTACCATAACTCCAAAAATGTCCCATTTGCCAATCTGTTAATTGTATAAAATATCGTACTACTCGGTTAGGATCTGCTGGCATCCATTTTTCTAATTTATCTAAGTGCAGATTCCAAACTTGTCCCGGATGCTGAACATGTATGCGTGCCATGCATGAATCAAGACCAAATTGATCTGCAATGTTTTGAAACACAGGTGCTAGTTCGTAATTTAAATTTGTTACTATATAATCTTTACTCATACCATACGATTCTAAATCGTATTCTTCACGATCGTGTTCTTCACTGCTACGAACCTTTGTATCGTTGGGTTTGCCCCTTGTACGCCATGTTACAGGTTTACTAGATTCTATTGCAGCCGCAAGTTCTACTTCCCAGTTCGGTTCTATATGTCCTAAACGTTCTACTCTATCCCATTTTGGATTCCAACGTTCTGTATTAAAGTGGTACTGGCTACGCTGTTTAGTGAGTTCCCAATTTGAGTTCATATTACTTTTACCCTTACATCACTTACTACATATTCTTGTGTGTATTCTAAAGGTGGAGGTTCAATACCTAGTAACGATGCTAATTCACAATTGGTGTTGGGTACTTTACCATTATGATGCCAATATGCATCTAGTATATCCTGGTTTTGTTCGCTGATGATGTTAGACATTGTACGTAAATCTTTATAGTACTTATCGTATTTAGGATAGGTAATGTTGAAATGCCCACACTTAACCCACCAACCTAAACAAGCATCATTACCGCGATGTACTAATATAATAGGACAGTCAGGCCAATGTTCTTTTAAGAAATTAATGTTATGTGCAAAGATATGGCTTTTAATAATACGTATGCCGTGTCCTGTAAATGGCCTATCAAATTCTTCTTCACATTGTTCTTTAGTATGAACATCTAAGTTATCAAAAAAATCCCCAAACTCCATACCAGGGTCAAAGTATGCACCTAAGTGCATTAACTCCATCTTGCCACTAGCATCATGGTGATATGTGCGTTCATCACTATAATCAGTTTGATCTAAACTAGGGCTATAATAGATGTTTTTAACTACACTACTCCATTTACTGCCTGGAGCACCGGCTACAAATATATATTTCATAATTTATTAATTAAATCTAGTATGTATTTTCTAGTGTGACGATTGACTTCACGTTCTGGATGCCAACCTACACATAACATTCTAGTTAATTTATTTAACGTCAATTCTACCACCCCAGAAGAATCTTGTTGTAATATTTCAAAGCCGGGCGCTACTTTATCTATCATGATACTATGATGACAAGTAACTTCAAAATTAGATAATTTTACTTTTACACCGTCGTATGGATTCTCCATGCGTACATGTGTACCGCCTGATATGTAATTTATAAAGTGTGAACCTCTACATATACCAACTACAGGTAAACTTCTATCCCAGCAGGACTCAATCAATTTCTTTTCATATTCATCACGCAATGGGTAATGATTGTCGCGCCATGTTTTAATTCCAAGCATATCATTACCACCTGTTAATATAACTAAGTCTAAGTTATCAACATAGCATTCAGTGTCATAGCAACTTAATGGTATGATTCTATGTCCTTTTAGAAAATCATACCATTCGTGATTAAGTGCCGCATGCCACGTATCACGCAGCTTGCGGGTCATTTCCATACTTATACCGATGTTCATTCTGGTTTAATCTTTGCTGCAAATGGTTGCCATTGTTGACGTAATTTACGCATACTATCACGTATACCTTCTGCATTATGCTCACTTGGTGTTATGAATATATAGTTTTTGTCAAACTGTTCTTTTACCTCATTGCTACGGATAGCAGGAACAAAGTTTTCTTTGTACCACTGTTGTACATCAAGTGGAGTACCTTTTGGTAACATCAAGTTCCAGCAAGCATAGACATTTAGACCGGGTATGTAGTCTTTCATTAATGGAACTGTTTCTAAACCAGTTATCTTAGATTCACTAGCTAGTCCAATAAGTTTAATTTTACCTGCTTGTACCATTGGTGCTCCAACTGCAATAGGGAACACACCAAACTCTACGTGTCCACCTAACACATCTTGCATTGCTTGTGCAGGGCCTTTATACAGTATAGTCTCAACTGTATCTTTTGTAGGTTTTACACCTGCTACAAAGTATTCAACTGCTAACTTATGTGCAGCACCACCTACAGCAAATGTAATTGGACGTTTACCTGCACGTACCTCTGCAATGAGTGTTTGCGGAGTATCAACTGTAGCAGAATTTCTAGCATAAAATGCTAATGGGCTTTTACCTATGTTAGCAACACCTTCCCACGCCATTGCATCAAACTTTACTGTATCTGGATACCAAATTTCTGCTGTTACAAATGTTGATTGACAGCTTGGCATAGCAACGTGATAACCATCTGCGGGTAGTGTGTTGAAATGGGTCATGCCTATGTTGCCGTCTGCTCCGGGTTTATAATCGGGTGCCCATTTAAATGATGGGTTCTTTTCTTCTACAATTTTTGCTACTATGCGAAAACTGATTTCATTCCCAGCGCCTGGACCATTTGGAAATATAACTGTTATAGGTTTAGTAGGTTGCCATGCAAAAGCTAAAATTGGGAATAGTAATAATAATATTAAAAGTTTTTTCATTGTCATCTCCTTATATAAATATTAACAACTAGTATTATTTATTCCATAATACAGAAAAAAATATTAAATTATCAAAAAAATCTTATGAACACAAAAATTTTTAACCTAATCAAAGAAAATTTAGAACTTGCGTTTAATTTACCCAAGTATAATAAAATTTCTATCACTGAGGATACAATTGTAGAACAGTTACCCTGGACACCCGCACGATACTCAAAGTTTAAGGATGCTGTAGAAGCTGAATTAAGTCTACCATGCGAATACACAGGAACATTACGCAATATAGTAGCAGATTTATCTGAACGTTATATTTTACGTTTCTTTAGTGAGATATGGAAACCACGCACAGGTGACTATGAACATACCGGATGGGAACTTGCTGATGAAATCAACAAGTTAAACCCAGAAAAAGTATTAGATGTTGGGTGCGGATATCATCCATTCAAAGGTCGTATACATAATATTATTGGAATAGACCCATACAACAACTGTGCTGACTATGAAGTAGATATACTAGATTATAAAGTCAAGCCTGCAAGTTATGATGTTATCATAGCGTTGGGTAGTATTAACTTCAACAGCAAAGATGAAATTGAAAGACGATTCAGCCATTGTGTAGATTTACTTAAGACTGGTGGAAAGTTTTATCTACGTGCAAATCCAGGGATAACTCATAAGACTGGACCTTATGTAGAAATATTTCCCTGGACGTTTGAAGTTATAAATGAGTTTGCTGAAAAGTACAATTTAAAATTAGAAACGTTTAAGCGTGATGCTAATGATAGATTATACTTTGTATATACTAAACTTTAATCTGCATTCTTTCCGCATTTAGTACGTTTAGCATTTGTAAGTGCTCCGAAATCTACAGGCCATTCTTGTCCTGGATTGAGTTCTTTGTATCCCGGTGGAAGTGCATATATCACACCTGCTTCGGTTTGAATCTGTGAAACTGGAATACGAAACGCTTTGAGATCATTACCTAAATTGGGATAAGGTGCAACATGGGGGAAACGCCAGCCTGCAACTTCTTTGGTTGTGTTATTAATAACAATTTTATAATATCCATGAGGAACAATTACACCATTTCCTATTCTTTTATCGCCAGCACCGTAAAATGCACCAACAAAGATTGTAAATGGTTGGTTTAATTGAACTGTCCAACCACGAACACTAGTTTCTAATAGTTTCCAGATTCCTCTATTTAATGATCCTGCTTGTGGATACATATTAGTCATTAAGAAACTTTCGTACTCTACAATTTGACTCCAACTTAGATCGCCGTCTGGAGCAGCATGTCCTTTGTCATAGCCTGTGCCAGCATAGTCATCTGGACGAGCACCGCCCTGTATGCTTTGATCTACAACAAAAGCATTTGTGCGCGGCCAGCATCCTATAGCATTTTGTGGTAGCAATGTATATGCTACATATATTGGAATCTTGACAGGAGCATCATATGCTACTAAGTATGCTTCACGGCAGATAGGCTGTGCTGCTCGTTGGGTAGTGGCAAATCCGTATGGGCTATGTACTTGACATGCGACCGGTTGTAATGGAGCACGTTGGTCCCAGGCTTGTGCCAATCCTGCTACGAATAGCAGAGCAATTATTAATAGTTTTTTCATGGTAGTCCTTTAAACTACCAGTATTTATGTTATCTACGTACAAAATGATAGTCACCATCAGGACCGTTATTACTAAACAATCCCAAGCAGTCATATCCTATTGAATCCATATAAGCAATTACAGTATCCTTTAGTGGTGCGCCCTTATTATATTCTACTATCTGTAATTCTAATATAATATGCTTGGCTGTTTTAATAGTTTCCTGAGCACCTTTAAGCACATCTAATTCTGCACCTTGTACATCCATTTTAATTAGATCAGGTGTAGGAAATTGTTTAAGATTTACTATAGCATCTAACGTAATAGTTCTAAGTTTTCTTAAATATTTTTCTGCATATAAATGTGCTGCTGCTGGTTGTATTTCTGCATTTTCTCTGTAATAACTATTGCCGCCAGGGGCTTCATCGTTTTGATAGAAATCTACTTCCCTACCGCTTTCATTACTTAACACACCTATGTGGTATTTTATACCTGCTTCTTGATATAAGAATTCATGTACATCTGCTGCTTCAAATGCAATTACTTCTGCTTCAGGCCAAATCTTTCTAACTCGATCTGTCCAATGTAGCACACATGCACCAATGTCATATATAACTTTTGGTTCTAATCCTTCATTTTTTAATTTGTTTAGATATTCTATATGAGGAGGTGGAAACGGATATGGATCACGTAGGTCTCTTAAAAATTGTTTAATATCAACTACTTCTGATGTTGTGTTTATTACCGGTATAGTAGTATCTACATTAAATGTAAAACTTCCTGTATGTCTACATAATATAGTAGGATCTGCCCAAATTGTAAATCCATTGTCTCTTGCTTTTCTACAGAAATCAACATCTTCAGATACTGTATCATTCATACTTAATGCACTATAATATTTAAACTGGGGATATCCTATTTTACGCATAACTTCTGCTTTAACAAGAGCACATCCAAATCCACATCCTGCAACTTCCACTAATGGTCTTCCTTTTAATTTTCCATAAGGCATATTAGCAACACCACCAGTTGGGGTATGTTCATATATTTCTAAAATGTGCTGCCCGGGTTTACGCTGTATGTATAATCCACTTACAACATCTTTATCATATGCTAACATTTTAGATAATGTATCTGGTGCAAATGCAATATCACTATCTACTGAAAATAGATAATCGTAGCCTTTAACAACCCAGTCTGCAATTAGATTACGTACTTGATCTATATTATATCCGTAAAAATATTGAAATGTTGTTTCATATCCATCGGGTACTATTAAATCATATATACTTTTATATGTATCTGGTTCAATATTTTTAGCCGTTGGGATTGCTATAAGTATTGTTTTTTTTTGTTGATTCATTTTATTAACTATCTCTCTTGCATTTTTATTTTGCTCATCTCCGTTAACTTTATAATCATTTAATGGACTAGCATCGTTATAATTATATACAATATCTGTTATACATTTTACCTTGTTAGGATCAGCGGCTTCTATTAATGCATAAAATACGCTGCCATCACCACCTGCCTTATACCAATTACCATTTGAATCTTTAAATTGATCGTCGTTAATTGTATTGAGCAAACTCTTTTTAAATGTTCTTAAATGTGTATAGGGTAATATCCAATTGAAGTGATGATTCCTGTATGATTTATTTTGTTTTACTGATTCAGGATATGGTTGACTAATTAAAGGAATATCATCAACCATGCTCCAACATGATCCATATGTGAATTCTGTGGTGCCATCATATATAGAATTGTAATAGGATAACACAGTATTGTCACTAATTAAACTATCATCTCCATCAAGCAGTATTACTATGCTATCATCACTTATCAGAGTTCTAATATTTTGTATTTGATTCCTAACTGCACCTAAATTTTCACTGTTAGATATAACAGTGACTTTGTTTCTAACATCCTCAGGCAACACTTTTAATGTTTCTAATATAACCTTAATAGAATCATCAGTGCTTGCATCGTCAATTAAAATGTGTTGATAATTATCATAATCTTGCGATGCTACACTTATTATACAACAAGATATATAATTAGCACAATTATAGAAAGGACTAATTATCGCTATACTTTGTTCATTGCCTGATTTATAATTTTCTAGTTCAATTGTATTAGTAAATCTTCTATTCCAAACTTTATGTACTCTACGATTAATTTTTGATACAGCACGGTATTCATCTCTAGGCAAATATTTTCCTAGTTTATATACCATAAATTGTTTCCACTGTAACGCTACACTATCCCATCCTGCAATATCTTTTACAATATTACAATAATATTGTTTTTGTTGATGTAGATATTTGTTATGATATGCTTGTATGGTTAAATTTACAAACTTGTCAATTTGATCAGGTGAGTTTATGTCTGGAAATAATCCATTAGGCTCAACAGCATAATCCATTAGATAACATGCACCTTCTAAAGCAATCTCTTCTAATGCACCAAATCTACAGGTAATTATAGGAGTATTATATAGTAGACTTTCTAGTGATGATATTCCAAATGTCTCTGGAAAGATTGCAGGATATATCATATAACTAGCAGATGTTAATATATCTGCAATTTCTTTTTGCGATATAACTCCTGTATATTCTATGTTTAGTTCTTGATTTCTTGGGTCAGCGGACATTACTCGCCAATCTTTTTCTTGTTGGTCGGGTTCTGAACTTTCACTAAATCTGTAATAGCCGCCTATAACTTTTAATCTTGCACTGGGTATATGTGCTTTAACACGTGGCCATATCTGTTTAATTAGCGGAACCATACCTTTGGTTACACTAGCATTGTAAACAAACAGGTTAGGATCTTTGGCTTTTATATCAATTTCTGTTTTGTAATTTCGAGCACCATTACGTGTGATAAACATTTTGCGTTTTAGTACTTCAAAATTACGTCGACGTCCGTGATTGCAATTTGCTACGTATGTTAAATGAAAATCACTAAGAGTAAAGATGTCAGTGATACGATTTGCTGTTGCAAGTTCTTCTATAAGATTATCTCCGAGACAAAATGTATCATGCATCCATAATATACGCATTTTGGCTCGACTAACAATTCTATCATATAAATTCATACTTTGGAAAGGCATAGCCCGTCCGTCACCTAATTTATGATAGTCTTCGGGTTTAGTAAAAGGAATCACTGTTCTAGAACTTATAACAATATCAAATTCATGATCTAGTGCTAGATCATTAAGTGGACGATATTCTACTCCGTTATAGTTACCTGCCTGAGCATGATCAATTCCGCAGTTGTTAAAAACAGTAACTGAGAACCCAATATTATTAAGTTCTCTGGACATAAGGGTAACTGCACTTTCGCTGCCACCTAGTCCTTGATTATCTACGGTATTACCATCGTACGGTATACCAATTATGTCTATAATAGCAAGTTTCATATGCTATTAATTATACATTCTTTAATCCCAAGGTCAAATTATTTGAGTTGTAGTTTTTGTATAGGTGGAATAAATGCAGAAGTATAACGTGCTATACCATTAGTAATCCTTAACTCATCAATGTATCCATTGAATAGCAAATTATTATATGATTTTCCAATATACTTAAATGGTGCTGTTAAATTTGTGCTATTTGTTGCAGTAGAAATAACTGTACCATTATTGTACATATATATTATTCCGTCATTTCTAACCACTGCTATGTGTTGCCATGTATTAAGTATTACTGTAGCAGTTACAATGTTTGTTACATTTTCTCTCCATGCTATTTGAGGGCCGGCTGGTAATGTTGTTCCACTAAATCCAAAACGTATTAATCCTGCTCCATCACCAGTTGTTCTTGCATCTAATAATGCAGGTGCATTACCACTACTATATGATGTTAATGGATACATCCACATCTCTACAGTAAAATTCCCAGACCCTAAAGCAACTGCCGAACTTGTACTTATTATTAATCCAGTTCCTGTTGTTCCGTCAAAATACATACTCATGTTATTGTATTTTTTAACAGAAGATGCTAACCCTGCATCTCCTGCGGTGTAGATATCATTCATTGATGAAGCATCAACAATTACAGCATCAGTAAAATTAAGTAATAAATTAGTAGCAGTTAAACTAGCAACTACAGGAGCAACTGGTAATGTGTACGAAGGCACACTATCCGTAAATATACCAGAACTAAGGAATGTATGTACTGTATATCCGCTTATGTTAGTTGTTATAAGGTCACCACCGGTTGCTCGTTGTGGACCAAAATATCGTATAATAACACATCCTGATCCCCCAGCCCCGACATTCGCGCCACCACCACCTGTATTTGTTCCACCATTTTGAGCACCACCAACATTCCTCCCGTTAGCACCACCACCAGCGCCGCCTGCACCCCCACCTTGACCGCCATAATAATATTGGTTTGGATAAGCGCCTGCGCCGCCGCCCGAATAATAATATCCAAATCCATCAATATTTGACATCGCGCCAGCACCGCCATTACGATCAGTTGCTGCTGCACCGCCTCCACCGCCACCACCACCACCCTGTGATCCGCCTGGTCCATCAAAACCGTCGTATCCTTGAGGAGGAACTGTGGATGGAACGTTACCTGATTGTGCCGGATAAGTGGCACCATAACCACCGCCACCTGAACCACCACTAGTACCTCTTACGTTATTAGATGCACCACCACCACCACCGGCAGATTCAATAAGTATTCCACCACCTGCTATTGAAGATATAGAACCTTGGAATCCTGGTACTGATCCGCTACTACTACCTGCGCCTCCTGGTCCCACTGTAACTACATAGTTGATTCCTAGTTGAGAAGTAACGAATGTACCGGTTCTAAAACCGCCGCCGCCGCCACCACCTTTGCCACTACCGGCACCTGCGCCACCCCCACCAGCAACCACTAAGTATTCTACGGTTGTTCCTGAACTAATGTTAGATGTAACAACACCATCAGATATAACACCTTTTAATATTCTTAGGTTAGACATATAACCTGTGTAAGAATTAATTGTAGATACAGCATATCTTCCAATTGTTAATGGATAACTAGCAGATGTAGCAGTAAATGATGATGTAGTAGTGGCAGTAGTTGTTGTCCTATATCCATTTATATACAAATTTGTAGTTTTGTTGCTACTAGCAAATGTACATGCTATATGATTCCATGCGTTAGGTTTAATGGTGTTTTTGCCACTTTGCACAATTGTATAATTAGTACCATTTACCGCAACCCAGTCAAATGATCCGCCGTTTACTTGTAATTGCATTCCGGGGACAGAAGAATTGCTAATATCAGATGTTCCAATCAATCCAATATTTGAAGCAGTAGTTATAGGATATATCCATCCTTCTATAGTGTAGTCGGTGGTTCCATCATGTAGATATGTCCAATTGGGAGTGTTATTGGTGCTTGTAGTACCAATTGTTAAGTAGTCTGTAGTTCCATTAAAATATGCACTACCACCAACTAATGTAGTATTATATGAACCAAAATTAGAAAATGGTGAAAACTTTTTAACTGCAGGATTTCCGTTGCTCACTATTGTCCAATTATAATTGCTTACATCATCCCATATACTATTAGAACATGTTAGTAATAATGTATTTGTTACTAGTGGTAATGGACTAATCGCAGGAGTAAATGGTGCTGTATAAAAAGCAGTCCCGTTTAATATGCGTATGTTTGATATATATCCATTGAAATATGAAGCATCTACATAACCTATTCTTAAATCAGTAGTATAAGCATATAAACTCGATGCATTTGTAGTTGATCCTCCTGCAACACCATTTAGGTATGTTGTAAACGTTGATCCGCTACGTACTAATGCAACATGATACCATTGTCCTACTGCTACCGTACCCACGGTAATAGTACCTATATTAAAACTACTTCCATTTGAACTAAGATAGCATGACAAAGTACCAAGAGCACTCAGTTGAAATTTCCATGCAAATCCAGAATGCCCTATTAATTGCTGTCCACTTGCTACACTATTAAAATATACCCAACCTTCAATGGTAAAATTATTGCTGCCTAAACCTAATCCTGTAGTTCCATATGATGTACTATTTGGTATTGATAGATAACTACTCCCGTCAAAATATACACTCCAATTTTTAGCATACGGATTAAATGATCCTTGTGAGGGAGTACCATTGTGTAATATTGGATATGAATTTGTACTATTATCTATAAATTTAGTATTACTTAATGAATTTCCAAATACTAGTGCTCCTGTACTGGTAAACACATAAACTCTATAACCACTAGTAGTAACCATTATAGGAGAACCGATAATACTAGGCATAGGATTAGCAGATGGTTCCCAAACTATTCCAACGCCGGAACCTCCAGCGCCGCCGGTACTGCTTTGACCGCTTTGGCCACCTGCACCCGATCCCCCACCATTTCCTGTACTAGCAGCAGAGTTTACACCACCGTTGCCTGCGGTAGCAGTACCACCAGTTGCATAAACTTTTGAATATACCGAATATGGAGTATTTACATGTAGCCCAACACCTCCAGTACCAGTTATTGCTGGTCCACCACAACCGCCTCCTCCTCCACCGTCACCGCCTGCCCCGTCATTACCGTAACCACCATACGTTGATGTTGATTGTATTGCATAACCAGGACCAGTGGTACCAGGATTGCCACCACTTGCACCCCCACCACTACCACCATTGCCACCACCACCACCACCACCACCATATGCTATTTTAGTTATATAATTACTGGTAATTGACGAGTTTCCACCTACCTGGCCGCCAGCAGAGGCGCCGCCCGCTCCTACTACAATTGATAGCAAAGTAGAAATATTTGTTATAGTAAAAGTACCTGTAATAAGTCCGCCGGCGCCGCCTGCTCCAGGTGTACCACTAAAGGCTGATCCACCAGCACCTCCTCCTCCTCCACCTATTAATAGATAACGTATAATAGGAGATATGTAGTTTGTACCTGTTGAAGAAGGAGTTGCGGTAAACGCTGAAATTACTCCGGTAGTTGTAAATGTATGATAAACATAATTTGATACTGTTGAAATAGTACCACCTGTGGCCAATACATTAGTTCCAGAATAACGAATTATAACAACACCTGATCCACCGGCGCCTGCCGCCGTGCTGCCACCATTTCCATCTCCCCCGTTTCCAGTATATGGTACTCCAGCAACAGAGGTAGGTGCTCCGTACAGATAATTATGTGATCCACCACCAGCAGCATATGTATTACCATCGAGCCATGTATATCCAGCACCACCAGAAACTGTATCACCAGTTGCTCCGACACCGCCTACGCCGCCTGCACCTCCACCGCCGCCTCCTGATGGATTAGAATTAACTGTTCCGTTACCACCGCTATTTCCTAAAGATGTTGAGGAAACATCAGTACCTAAACTGTAAGTTATTTTATTACTGGTTGCACCGTTACCTGCTGTTCCGCCACCACTTGAGCCACCACCGCCGCCAGATCCACCAACGTTACCAGTATTGGCGGTACCGTATCTTGAAGATCCACCGTAACCACTGCCGCCTCCGCCATTGGCAATTATTGTTGATGTAGATCCAGGTTGAAATCCTAATCCAGTATAAGAACTTATATAAGATGAATTTCCATTTCCACCGTTAGTGGTGTCATTTCCAATAGGACCACCAGAACCTACAGTAATAGACAACGAACCGCCCGGTAGTAATATATTGTTAGAGGTGCCGTATATAAGGCCACCACCACCGCCACCGCCACCGGCAGCATATACAGTGCCGCTGCCGCTACCACCGCCCCCACCTGCTACTATTAAATAGTCAAAAGTAATAGCAGGGACAGAACTTAAAGATGTAGGAGTAGTTATATTTGTTGATTGATTGCTGAGTAAGAGACTAACATAATTAAAATATTGATCGTTGATTGGAATGATACTGTTAATAGGTGTTGGATAGCGAATTATAACAATACCAGATCCGCCGGATGCACCATTATTGGTTGTACCACCGCCACCGCCACCGCCGCCCCCACCTGTATTTGTGGTTCCAGCAAAACCGTTACCACTACCTACATAACTGCCACCCCGGCCGCCCCCACCTACGCCGCCAAGAGGACCTCCCGAACCACCACCGCCACCGCCACCTGCATACGCGGTGTTTGTGCTACTATAATTATTATAAAGACCATCACCACCAATATTGTTTACAGATACAGCGCCTGCACCATCTCCACCACCGCCACCAACAGTTCCGGCTGCACCACCTGTAGCAGTTGATGCATAACTAACGTTTATAGTACCCACAATAGATGATGCAGTACCGGTGCCTCCGGTGCCGCCATCACCACCATTACCAACTGTAATATTATATTGTCCAATATTTAATGTTACATTAGTTGCTGTAACAAATTGACCAGCATCACCACCGCCACCGTTATTACTACCACCACCACCGCCATACCCATTCTCTCCACCACCCCCACCCCCTACTAATAATATATCAACTGTTGCAGTAGAGAATATTGTAAAATTATTAGTACCAGTAGATAAAAAAGTATGTACAGTATATGAAACTCCCCCATCGGTGTAATAGGAGATAGTACCACCTACCGCATTGAAGGTTGGATATACATATCGTTGTCGTTTAAATACACCAAGGTCGTAGGTCATTATTACTGTTTAATTTATTCAGTAGGAGGCATTGGGTTAGAATCCCAAGTTAGATTTATATTATTCCATGTATAATATACATTATTTTCTATTCCATCAGTTGGCATAGGAATAGGTGGTTCCCAAATACATGTATCTTCATTTAACAACCAACCAACATATGGTTTAGGAGCATAAAAAGCATCTCGTTGGCTATCGTATATATATCCAATTCCTGCATAGTTTTTACGTAAAGGAGTCCCACCCAATCTGTGTTCTCCACCATATGTGTTGTAACTAGTTTGAACCCACATACTAGGATCGCCCCAATATCCAGTATTAAGTACGTCTTGTTCGATAACAATTACTTGTGTAACTATTCCGTTTTCTACTTTTGCAAAATGACTCATCTTGAAAATCCTTATTATAATATAATGTTATAGTTATTTATAACATAGTAATTTATCAATGTAATGATATTAAAATATTTGTTTTTGAATTAATACCAAACTTGACCACCTGATGTGACTGCTGTAGTAAGTGATGCGTCACTTCCGGTTACTCCTATAACAAAGTTTTGAACACGAACACTTATTAATCTAGGATCATTATCTGGTCTAATTTCCTGTATAGATTGATAATTTCCCGGAGTATTATATGTAGCAGGTAATGTTGGATCACTATTTTTTAACATCATTTCATGATCAGTTATATATGAGATGATTTGGAGATTTCCAGCAACTATAGACTGTGATTGAGATGTTTTAGCCACATTTATATCAACACTATTATAATTTGTCAAATTACCAGTATTAAGAGTTTCATACTGTAGGCCTTGATATGACGTTACGATATTATCAAATTGTGTTAATAATAATTTATTTGTGGTGCTTGAAACTGTTAATAAAACAGTACTAGCAGTGTTTACACTATTAGATAACAATGGCATAATACTAGGATATGAATAAGTAGATGCTGTAGTATTATATACTATCAATAAAGCACCGCCTGCTCCATTTCCGGTAGCGGTATCAACAGATGCTACGGCCGCTCCCGAACCACCTCCACCATATAATCCACCATTGCCACCTGTACCAGGTTGTCCTCCTAGATTAAATAATGCACCACCTAACCCTGGATTATTTGCAGAGCCTCCGGATATAATATAATTAGAACTGGTAGTTATTCCATAAACATCAACACCCCCACCTCCTCCACTAGCCGCAGTAGTACTAGCACCACCACCGCTGCCGCCGGCCTGAATTTGATATCCTGTATTAGTTGATGCAGAACCATTAGCCCCCATGCCACCAGCACCGCCGTACCAATTGCCAGCGCCCCCACCCCCACCACCATATGGGTTACCTTGTCCTCCATTGGCCTGAGCATAGAATGGAAAAGGACCTAGTGTAAAAATAGCACTTGAGAAAAATGCATGTGCCGTATAAAGTGTAGATCCTGAAGTATATGAATATATAGTACCGCCGGTACCTCGTTGCGGTCCTACATAACGTATGATAACAGCACCACTACCACCAGTACCGCCTGCATTAGTTGCATTAATATGAGAACCACCACCACCGCCACCACCAGTATTAGTACCACCATTACCGCCGGCTTTATTAGTTGTTGTGCCTAATGTTCCTGCTATTGCATCTGCACCTGGATTTATACCCTGTGTATTACCATAGCCACCACCGGTACCAGAAGCACTTCCACCACTTAATGGAGCACCACCACCACCACCACCGGCGCCGCCGTTACCAGAAAGATTACTGTAGCCGGAGCCACCACCACCACCTCCCCAATAATATGTAGTTCCTAATATCGAACTTGAAAGACCAGTTCCACCTACATTACCTGTAGCAGCGGATACTCCCACACTTGTAGCACCGCCGCCGCCACTTGCATAATAATTACCAATACTAGCGACTCCAGCATATCCCTGTCCTGCTATACCTAAACCAAATACACTACTACTAGATTGAGCACCGCCTCCTGAGCCACCAAAACTTGCAACACTTACACTTGGAGCACTATATTCTGATCCACCACCGCCACCACCAACAGTGGTAAATGTTGAATTAAATGGATTCCATAATAAACTAAATGGACTTCCTGCAATTGCGCCCGATGCAATCAATGAAGCACTGCTAGTACTATAATCTTTAGTATATGTACTACTTGAACATGCTAATAATACTGTATTGGTTACAGGAGTTAATGGTGTTGAACTTACAGTAAAAGTATTTGTATATAGTGCAGTTCCATTGGTAATTCTAACATTTGAAATATATTGGTTAGCACCGCCTGTTACATTGTTAGCCCCTATATATAAATTGCTGGCACTAAATCCCAATGTTGTTGCATTGCTGGCAGTTGTGGCAGAAGGAACTCCATTCAAATATACTTTAACAATACCACTGCTACGAACTAATGCTATATGATTCCATGTTTGAATTGCAGGGACTCTATCAGTTACAACAAGATTGGCAGTAGCATTGTTTAAATAGACGTTTATACCTGTTCCTGCATTAACATTTATTCCAAAATAAGGATTAGTCCCCTGTACTATCATACTAGCATCACCTGTTGCTAGTCTGTATATCCATCCTTCAACTGTAAAATTTCCTGTATATGCAAATGAAACATTAGCACCAGGAGTTAAGGATTGTGCCGATTGTAACATAACGCTATAAGTTGCTGTAGTGGAAGTATTGATAATTGCACTATCAGTGCCATTGCTACCACGTACTTGATTTGCACCCGCAGGTGCTCCACTTCCTCCAGCACCTACAGTTATATTATATGAACCAAAAGTTAGATATTGACTAGTGGCAGTTGTTCCGCCAGCGCCACCACCACCACCCATGTCAGATCCACCACCACCACCACCGGCTACCAATAGTATATCTGCAGTTGTTCCAGTTGAAAGATTAGTTGGCATAATTTTTAATTAGAAAGTTAAAGTTCCACTAGAAGTAAATGTATGTATAAAATATCCACCCGAGGTTGAAGTTGTTCCACCAGTAGCAAATTGTGTTGAGCCGAGATATCTTACTATTGCTATTCCAGGGTTACCATTGTAAGATGAATTATTTGGAGCGCCTGTGCCATTGGCTCCATATCCATAATATCCTTGTTGAACATTTGAGGAATTATATCCAGTAACGTATACTGTACCAGAATCACTATTTCCATATCCCCCACCTGCATAATTTACGCTAGATCCGCTTATAGATGATGTATAAGGAGCACCGCCGGTAACGTAGGCGCCGGTTCCAGTAACACCGGCGCCACCAGCACCGCCTCCCGAACCACCTCCCCACTGTCCAGTATATGAGGTGCCTCCTGAATTGCCATAACCAACACCGTTAAATGATGGATAACTTCCTTGACTCGATCCACCACCTGATGATCCGTATTGACTACCACCACCACCACCTGATCCTCCTGATTGGCCTAGTGTTGGAGAATTATTAGCACCTGTATGACTACCACCACCACCACCACCCGGTGCAACAACTGCACCAGCACCAGTAGATCCGCTAAATGTTGCTGTAGTGGCATTACCGTTGTTTCCTACTACAGCACTTTGAGCAGATGTACCGCCACCACCAATAGTAAATGCAATTGCAGTACTACCGGGTGCTATAGAAAATGCTGTTCCAACTACTACCCCGCCGGCACCACCGCCGCCACCAACGTCAAATCCTGCGCCACCACCCCCACCGACAATTAAGTAGTCTATAGTTAGTGTGAATTTAAGAATTTTAATAGTAAATGGTTTTGTTATAGTTTGAGTGCCGTTTGTTGCAGAAAGTGTAAAAGTTGTGTATTCTGTATCTGATGATATATTTTGGTATGTCCATGATATAACACCTGTACTAGTATTTAAACTAGCTCCGGTAGGCAATGATCCAGAACTAACTGAATATGTAATTGCTCCACCTACTGGATCATATGCTGATTGGGTAGTAAGCACTCCGGAGACATCTGAAGAAGTTACACCTATACTACCCGATGTCCAAAAAATAGAATCGCCGCCTGCACCGCCTTGTGCAAGAACTATAGGTACATTAGTGCCTGGCAATAACAAATAAGTACTACTACCGTTAAGTCCATAAGTTCCTCCAGTTGCACCGCCAGCGCCGACAACTATAGTACATGTAGTTCCCGGTGTTACTGATATTGAATTTGAATAAGATATAAGACCACCGCCGCCACCACTACCGCCTGCTGATTTTTGAGATCCGCCACCGCCACCGCCTATTCCTGCTACTGATATACTAGTAACTCCGGCTGGCACAGTCCAACTATAAGTACCGGGTGTACTGAATAATTGACTACTAAAATTAGTAGCAGTAAGTGCCAAAGTACCAAAATTGCTACCAACTTGTTGATTAAAATTTGCATATCCGGCAGCAGTTGGGGTGCTATAAAAAGTTAATGCTGGGCCTGTAGAGAAACGCTGTCCTCCACCCATATTATCAGATAGATTAAGAGATTTAGTTACATTAAATTCTGTTGCTACTAAGGCTCCGACCTGTCTTGCTGTAATTGAACTATTATTAACAGTAATTGTTGCTTGGCCGGGACTTACGTCTCCTAACATTCGGTCAGAAGGATTCACACCATATATTGCCACAATGGTCAGTTGATTTTGTGTTACAAGATCAACTGCGCTTAAATATGTTCCCATTATGACAGTGCAGCACTGGCAATGATATTAGCCACGCCGCCTCCAGTAATAGATACGGGAACAACAGTATCACCTGAAGCAGAAGTAGTTATAGTTTTAGTTAAATTACTACCAGCAAAGGTCATTGCTCCACCGTCGATTACTAATTTAACCGAAGTGGCAATTCTTGATCCACTGTAATTATACGCATTTACTGTTATATTTGCAGTAACCGTAGTACCTGCATAGTTATAACTACTTGCATCAGAAGTAACCACAATTGAAATAGGTACGTTTAATGTTAATAGATGTAACCTTCCCCAACCTAATCCTGTATCCTGTGCCCATATACGACCTGTATTATCTCGACCTACAGCATTAAATTGGTATGGAAAATTTCCAGTTTGTGTCCATCCAGTTCCTGATGTAAATGTATATACATAAAAATTAGCATGACAGAATATACCTAATATAGTTCTATCATCACTTAGCCATACTATATTTTTAGGTGTTGCAGGAACTTCGATTTTACTACTATAAGTCAAAGTTTTATATGTTGATGTATCAATGCTGTATACAGGAAATGTTCGCATTGTAGGACTACTATCAAATAATCCGCCAGCACCATGTAATTGCATTAGCATTAAATATCTAGTACTACTAGAAACAAATGTTTCAGTATACCAAACACGTTGCATTCCATAATTTATATCTATTGAAGTACTACTAAAAGTATCATTTGTCCAAACAGCACCTTGACTAGTACCGGGATATACCATAGTAATATCAGTTGACCTAGTAAAAACGTCTGTAGATTGATTCCATCGATAATATAAAGGATGGAAACCTCCAGTTTTATCTACATATGGTACATAAAATCCCATAGTCGAAGCGGTGGATAGATCTGTAAAAGTTTTACTAGCAAATTTTGGAAGGCGAGTACCAAAACTTGTGCCTCGATCTCCGCCCTGGTTAGTACCTTGTCCAAAAGAAGTAATCACTGTACCTGTATAAGCAGCACCTGCCGCAAGTGTTGCCCCAACGGTACCACCTGTTGCAAAATTAACAGCAATCTGTGTAATAGTCATTCCAATGGCTAAGGTTCCGGTTGTAGCACTTGTTACAGTTAATACACTACCAAATACTGTAGCAGTTCCTGAGAATGTAGAAACAAAATTAGTAGCAGTAAATAAAAACCACCATGTAGATGTAGTAAAATTTAATCCAGCCATGGTTGTAGCGGTACTAAGATTATATGTGCCTGTACTACCACTACCTGATGGAGTTGGAAAAGCAAAGGTATTCAATGTGGTATATGAATTTGAGCCGTCTTGATATTTGTAAATATTATTTGAACCATCGGCCAGAACTGCATGATGGATATTAATTGTATTAAAATCTAATTTACTCACACCGACCATTTGTCCTGAGTAATTTTGATTAATACCACCAGTAGGTCCTTGCATAGTCGGACTTCCACTAAATGCAGTTACCTGACTAGCACCTATCATAGCACTAGGAGTGTAGGAACCATAATAGGCCTGTGCAATCCATACTACATTATTACTGGCAGGATTTCTATATACTGGCCAAGCGTTAGTACCGTAATAGTTGCTGTTAGACGATGCAGCAAAATAAGCAAATGATGCAGCAGGTTGTGTACCTTGTTGTCCAGTAGTATTTTGTTTATTTGTTACATATCCAGATGTGTATAAATCTTTAGCACTGGTATTTACTTTTATCCAATATGCTGCAAAATCTCCAAGGTAGCCGGAGGTGGTTACGGCGGTTCCGTTATTATAATTAAAACTAGATATTACAACATTATTGGTACCATCGGTAAAGTATTGTACTGGTTTAACTCTATAATTTGTATCCATCGATACCCATGGTGATGCATCTAAGTTATTTCTATAATCATCTGCCGTTTTAAACAAATTATGTCTTACATGTGTAGTTTCACCGTTTAATTGTAAAATTCCACCAATTCTATAATCATACGGAGAAACACCAACCTGACCAACACCCGAATAACCAAAGGTATTGTTTATAATACTGCCATTGGTAGTATATGTCATTCCTACATCATATAAAGGGGCTAAAGTATCTTTAGTATATGCATCACTTTGGATGTACAAATAATTTGAACCCGGTGTAGGATCCTCAAATAGAGAATTTAGATCTATTGCATTTCTAATATTTTTAATTACAGCCATTTTAAATATCTCTTATCTTAAGAATGAATCTTTAACTGATTCTAACCAAACTGCCGCATCAGTTTCATCAACAAAATTTTCTCTACTGCCATCAGAATGACATTTCCACGGTTGTTCCATAACCAATACTTCTGTTTCTTGGTTGTCTTCATTGGTTATAATTTCTTTAATTACTAGCACCCCTCCAGAAAATATTGAACTATATTTTTTAATTTGAGTTACAGTTAGATCGGATGGATCCGGATATACAATTTTTTCAGTTATAAATGACATTATGTATCCTTATATTGCAATTGTAGTAGTAATACTACTGTAACCATTGGATATTACAGTTCCATATGCTATGGTACTTGTTGATGTGCTAGTAACCACAGTTAATGAACTAAAATAATTTGTACTGCCACTACTGGTTGTTAATTTAAGAGAATTTCCAGCCACATTTAATACAATGGTTGCAGTCATTCTACTACCTGTTAAATCAAAAGCGTCAACTAAAAATGATGTGGGAATTGCAGTACCTGCATAATTGTATGAACTTGCTGTTGATACAACACTAACTGTTGCTGGTACACCAGATAATAAATGTATTCTCCCCCAACCGGTTGGACCATTATCTTGTGCCCAAACTCTACCAAGATTATCTCTACCTATGGCATTATATTGATATGGGAATGTTACAGTATTAACCCATCCTGTAGAAGTATTGAAATTATAGATATACGTTGAATTAAATGCAATTACTGCCAATAAAGTACGTCCATCATTGAGCCAACATATATTCTTTGGTGTAGATGGTATAATAGCACTACTATGATATGACAAGGATCTATAACTCGAAGTACTAATTAGATAAGTCATAAAAGTACGTTGTTTTTCATTACTATCAAACAATCCGCCAGCGCCATGTAATTGCATAAACGTTATATATCTTCTATTATCATTACCTAAAAATGTTTCATTATACCAAACACGTTGTAATCCGTAAATAGCACCGTTCGAGCCCTGACTAGCAGTGTCAGGTGCCCAATAAGTTCCAAATGTACCGGTACTGTAAGTCATGTTTATATCTGTATATCTTGTAACAACATCTCTTGTTTGATCCCAGTAATAATATAACGGATGAAAAGTTCCTCTAATATCTATTAGTGGGGAATAAAATCCTACTGCATTAGTAACTGTAGTTGTAACTGTATCTGTAAATGTTTTACTTGCATATTTTGGTATATAATTACCAAAGTTGGTAGTTCTATCAGCAAATCCAATAGTACTGGTAGTGAATGATGTTACAGTTGTACCAGCAAGAATACCAGTTCCTGACAATGTTTGGCCGGGAACTATTGCTCCAGAGGCAACTGCGGTGACAGTAAGAAGATTGCCAACAACATAACCGGTTACGCTAGATGAACCTACTCCCGATCCTGTAATTGTGGTGCTAGCCGCAGATGTAGTAATTACGCTGAGTATGTAAGTTCCTGTATTTCCCACGCCCGATCCATATGTTAAATCAGTATTAGCATATGCTCTGCCTAACGTGGAATATGTATTACTGTTATCATTATATTTGTAAATAGTACTTGCTTGATCGTATAGAGTAGAATTATGGAAGTGTAATGAATTACCATCTAATCTACTAACACCTAAAAACTGATTTGTATAATTAGCGGTGTAATTAGTGCTAGGACCTACCTGAACAGTAGGAGCACTACTAAAAGCCGGTTTCCAACTAGTACCTATTAACCCATTAGGGGTTGTATTATACATATGATTAGCAATCCATACCAAGTTTCCACTTGAAGGATTTCTATATATTGGCCAAGCACTTCCTCCAGCATTTGTTTGACTAGGATATCCAAAATTGGCATATGCACTAGCATCATTACCACCGGTACCGAGACCTTTCATGGTCATATAACCAGAATTTAATAAATCGCTAGGACTTGTGTTTATTTTTACTACAAAAGGTGTATAATTATTAGCATATGCAGAGGCTGCATTTACGGAGTAGTTAAGGTAACTATAGGTAGATATTACCATATTATTAATACCATCAGTAAAATACTGTGTTGGTTTAACTCTATAATTTGTATCCATTGATACAAAAGGTGCCACATCAATGTTATTTTCAGATTTATCAGCAACACCAAATGTAAGAGTAGTACCATTAGCAGAATATCCCTGCTGACGGACATGAGTAACTTCGCCATTTAACTGTAAAATACCTCCCACTCTCCATGTATATGTAGAGGAATATGTGCCAACACCCGAGAATCCAAATGTATTGCTTATAACACTGCCATTGGATGTATATATCAGTCCTTTATCAATTAAAGGATTTAACGTTGTTTTACTATACGCATCGGTCTGTATGAATAAGTTATCTGATCCTGGCTGAGGATCCTCAAATAGACTAGCAATATCTAGATTATATCTAATAGTTTTAATTATGGCCATTTATGTTCTCTTTTCCATATTTATCATAGGTTAACAGTTGTTGCTATGCTGCTTGGCCCGGCTGCTATGATAGCAGCGTTAACTATTGTGCTGGTACTAGTACTAGTAGCAGTAGTATACGAAGTGTATTGATTACTTGCATTATCTAAAATTCGTAAAGAATTACCAGTTACAGTTAACGTGACATTTGTTGACATTCTAGTACCTGTAGAGGTTAAAGTATCTAACGCAAATGTAAAAAGTTGATTTGTTCCTGTATAGTTGAATACTGATGCACTTGGAACTAAAGATATTGTTACCGGGACAGCGTCGGCTGTTATTAAATGTATTCTGCCGCCGCCAAGTGGTCCTGTATCTACACCCCATATCCTACCCTGACCATCTCTGCCTACAGCACTAAATTGATAATTTTCTGTTCTAGTTAATGTCCACCCTGCTGATGTAAAATTATAAATCCAAAATGCTGAATGTCCAAATACACCTAGCAATGTTCTAGCATCATTAAGCCATACTATATTTTTTGGAGTAGTAGGAATTGTAACACTGCTGTGATATGTTAATGTTTTATAAGTTGCTGTATTAACCGTATAGGTCATGAATGTTCTTTGCAGAGCATTAGCATCCATAACTGTACCAGCACCATGAAACTGCATAAATGTTAGATATCTAACGCCATTAAAAATAAATGATTCATTATACCAAGCACGTTGCATTCCATCAATTCTAGTTACTGAGGTAGAACTAACAGTTTCAGCAGCCCAATACGTTAGCATATTACCTGAAGAATATACTACTTTAATATCTTGATTTCTAACAAAATTATCAGTTCCGAGATTCCATTGATAATAAAATGGCTGATATGTACCGTTTACATCAAAATAAGGAACATAGAAACCACGTACTGATGTTGATGTAGATAAGTCAACAAATGTTGAACTAGCAATTTTTGGTAAGAATGGTGCAACTCTAATACCACCAATACTAGAAGTAACATTAGTACCAGTTGCAGTTATAGTAGTACCTACAATTACACCAGTTCCTGATATAGTTTGTCCAACTTGCATATAATTTGGAGCAAGGGCCGCAGTAACATTAAGTACATTTCCGATTATATATCCTGTTACACTGGCCGAAGGACTTGTGCCTGTAACTGTAATACTACCTGTGGCAGTATTATGATAATTGCTTATTAAGTAAGAACCAACCAGCGAAGTTGTGCTTAAAACTGCTGGTGCAAGGTTATAAGTATTAAGTGTTGTTGATGCATTTGTTGAATCATTATATCTATAAATTGTTTGTGTGTAATCTGAACCAACATCATTGTGTAACATTAATGCTTGCCCATTATTAACACTACTAACTCCTATAAATTGGCATAATACGCTGGCCGCAGCAGTAACGTTTTGGATAGTAGGAGGATTTGCAACAGTAAATGCAGAATTTATATTAAATCCAGCGTATCCACCTGGATGATATCCAGTAGCATTATAATTTCCTATACAAATTATATTATTAGTTACAGTATTTCTATATAAAGGATATGCTGTATAACCTGTGGCTATTGCACCAGAAGCATCACCGTTATAACTAGGATTTCCTACACTTAAATTGTTTGTGGTATTTTGTCTTCTAAAAAAACGTACATAATTATTTGCCGCAGTTGTTCCTTGCGAGTTATAAAATGCCTGAACTAAATTATTTGAAGTACCATCAGTATAATATTGTATGGGTTTTATTTTATTGTTAAGATCCATTGACGACCATGGAGAATAATCTAAATTATTTCTATAGTTATCAACTGCAACACTTAGATGTTTACAATGAGTAACTTCACCATTGAGAATTAATGTTCCTTGCCAATACCATGGATCGGTACTAGTTTGATAATTCGAAGTACCCCAGTTACTATAACCACTACCTGCTACATTATATGATATAGTAGTATTAAACGTACTGGCCAATGTGCTAGATTTAAATGCATCATTTTGAAAAAATATAAGGTCAGCACCAGGGGTAGGATCCTCAACTATTGTAGGATAATTTACTGAATAATTATTTGTTCTTAAAATTGTCATTTTGGGAATTCTTTTGAATATTTATCACACCTAACTAGCCACATATTTAAATTGTACATATAAATTAGTTGCTGTAGTTGCTTGAGGTGTAATTGGAGAAACATCTACGGTGATATAATCATCTTCATTCATTGGAATAGGTGTTGTATAAGTTGTTCCACTAGTTGCTGCACCTGGAATTGTTATATTTGTAATAGGAACCGAATTTACATTTATAGTAATAATGTCAGCACTACTTGCTGCTGTTCCTAACTTTGTTTTAATTGAAGTAATATTTAAAGCATATGGAGCATACCAACGCTGTACTCCTACAAATGCAGTTACAGAACCAGATTGATACATAGTTATGTTACCAGATGATGCTCCGCCCCCACTTACTGGAACACCGTTTTGATAAATGTTTCCACCAACATATAAATTTTTACCAATACCTACACCACCCGAAACAACCATAGCACCTGTAACGGTGGAAACTGAAGTAGCGGTATCTAATACTAAAACTTGTGTAGCGGTGGAAAATATTGCATCACCGGTGCCATCTGGATCAATTAATAAATTAGCATTTGAACCTACTGGATATGTAGTAATAGATGTATGTGCTGCTTGTGGTGCCGTTATCTGTCCACCAATACCCACTCCACCATAAACAGTAAATGCACCAGTAGTTGTTGATGTTGAATTTGTTGTATTAGTAAGTGTACTAATACCTGTAATTAAGCCACCATTAAATGTTCCACTTTGTGTACTGGCAGAACCAGTATACCCAACAGTACCTGTTGAACCAGTAAATCCAGCAATACCTTGTGTACCTGTTGAACCAGTAAATCCTTGAATACCCTGCGTACCTGTACTACCTGTAAATCCAGTAATTCCTTGTGTACCTGTTGAACCAGTAAATCCTTGAATACCCTGCGTACCTGTACTACCTGTAAATCCAGTAATTCCTTGTGTACCTGTGCTACCTGTATAACCTACACTTCCCCAATATCCATTAATACCAGCACTACCTGTATAACCAGCGGAATATGTAGCAGGTCCAAAATAACTCCATTCATTTGATCCTATTTTGATTAATGTACCAACACTATATGGATTATTTAATATAGGAGCATCTGTGTAGTGCAATGTAACTCCGACTCCACCGGAAATAACAACTAGTCCTGTGTTTCCTTGTGTTAAATCTATACGTTGTCCAACACTAAAACTAACAGAATTTTCAGGAGGAATTGTAACAACCGTACTAATTGCATTTGTTAAATTAACCAATCTTCCAGCATCTGATAATACCAATGTATAGGTAGCAGTTGTTTGAGTATTAATTACCTGTATAGCACTACTAAAATCTCCTATACTACCAGTATAACCAGCACTACCCGTATATCCAACACCTGCACTACCAACAAATCCTGCTTGAGTAGTTGCTGGACCGGCAAACATCCATTCATACGGACCTATTTTGATTAATGTACCAATGCCATATTGATTATTCAATAAAGGACTATCTGTACTGCGTAACAGTACTCCTACCCCTGCACTAATAACAACAGGTCCAGCGCCATATTGTTCTATATCTATACGTTGTCCAACAGCAAAGTTAGTAGTACCATCGTCAGGAATAGTAACAACTGTTTGAGAACCATTAGTAAAACTAAGTAATTTACCAGCATCTGTTAACTGTAAAGTATAATTAGTACCAGTTTGTGTACTAATAACTTGTATAGCAGTACTAAAATCTCCTGTACTACCACGACTACCTGTATATCCTGAGGCGGTACTGGCAGATCCTGTAAATCCAGTACTACCTTGTGTGCCTGTTGATCCAGTGTAACCTGCGCCTGCCGGGCCTATACTACCGGTATATCCAACTATGGTACCAACATCAACAAATCCAAAAACTGATGCACCACCCGTAGCACTTGTATAGGTCCAAAGATGCCCGTTAAATGTAACGATAATTCCGTCACCTTTTGCAGGTACAGGATCAAGAGCCTGGAATGCTGAAACAGTTGAAGTACTGGTACTACCAATAATTGTAACACTAGTGCCGTCATTACCTGTTGTTCCTTTACTACCTGTGTAGCCAACACTGCCGGCATATCCGGCACTACCTGTAAAGCCTGCACCTTGACTACCAGTAAATCCAATAATACCCTGCGTACCTGTTGAACCAGTATAACCAAATCCAACGCTTTGTCCATTTACTTGTACTGCTGTTGCGTTAAAAGTCCCACCAATATTCAAGTTACCACTAATACCAACGCCACCTATTACTACTATTGCGCCATTAGTAGTTGAATTTGATTGACTTACAACTTGATTATATCCTACTTTTATGGAATTATTAACGTATAGTTCGCCACCAATACCAACACCACCAGTAACAACTAATGCTCCGGTGGTTGTGCTTATGCTATTAACATTGCTAGAAATTGTTGTTGAACCATTTATTTGTACATCACTATTAATTGTGGTTAATGTACCAGCAGGATCAAGTGTTAAATCTCCAGATTGTGTAACTACGCTATTACCACTCAATACTAAACTACCAACACTAACGCTAGTTGGTAATATTACTGCATTGTTAGATCCGTCGGTTACTGTAAGTTGTCCTAGGTTTCCTAGATTGACTTGTGCATTGCCAAAACTTACATCTCCGGTGCGTTGATTAACTAGGAAACTTTCTCCTACACGGAAATCACCACCTTGATCAACTGTTTGGAAATATACCTTACCGCCATTTATCTGTATAATTTCATTAGCCTGTACAACCAAACTGGTATCATCTGATGAATCTTTACCTGCGCCAATATGGCTCACGTTAAAAGCAATAAGTTTAATGTCGGTACCGGTTCCGTCGGCAGTAACACCCGTATTACCAAATATAGCGGCAGATCCTATGCTACGTATCTCAGCACCAAACTGATGATAGTCAACAAGGTCAATACTGGTGGCAGTAGCATAGTTTGTGCCGGTGGAATAAATTACTTGCGGTACTGCATTCTCATCAGTGAATACCGTTGATCCTAATACACCGTTAGCATGTAACATCAATACCGTATATTCATCAGTAGTTAATGCCTGCGTTGGTGTTACAAATGATGATGTTGAATACTTTGCAATGCCTTTACTGATCCTAATGTCATCTATATAGCCATTCCATGGAATCGTATTATCGTATCTTGTTCCAATGAATAATGGTGCAGTAATATAGTTTGTAGAGTCGGCCCAAGTGCTGCCTACCTGTGCGCCGTTAACATACAGCATTGTATTGCCACTGGCACGCATTAATACAACGTGATACCAGGTGTTATTTGATGGTAATGCACTAGTTCCGGTAATTCTAGCAGATCCTAAAACAGTAAGAACTAAATTGCTTGAACTATATGATAATGATATTGCTGCCTGCGAAGTACCGTTAACTCTAAACTCAAACATATCTTGAGTAGCATTACTAATATGATAGAACCAGCCTTCAATTGTAAAATCGCCTGTGCCGAATCCAAAATCTGACGATGATGGTATAGTTAATCCGTCACCGACTCCGTCAAACTTTGCACTACCAGTTCCATATTTCTTAACAGAGGTATCAATACTTGCATCACCCAACGCACTTACAATTTTAGCAGTTCTAGTAGATAGAGTATCAAATCCCCAGGCTGCACCAGTGATGTAAACATATGATCCATCAACACTGGCAATAGTACCGCTGGCTAATGTAGTTCCACCAGATGTTTTATAAAATAATGTATCGCCTACAGATAGTGTTCCACTAACACCGCCTAATTTTAATTTTGTTTTACCAGCACCGGCATAACCAGTTGAACTAGTGACAGCATGTACGGCCTTGTCTGCAAAGTAGAAGAATGTGTTGATAACTTCTGCACGGGCACCATTGGTCATGTACAAACCAGTGGAATTTGGCACAATGAACGTTGCTTCGTTGAACATTATTGATGCTTGTGTGCTGGTAGTTGCTACTCGTGCTCCATCAATTTTTACGCCGCCGCCCGCGTCGTGTGCGTCAAATCCGTATGGATCACCGGCACTGGTTATGCTACCTTTGGTAATAACACTGAAACGTTCAATATAAGGACTCTTGGTAGTAGTTACTGCACCGGGTGCAAACTCAAACGCATAACCCGGTTTAAAGAATCCACCTACAGTGAAATCACTGATCAGTGCTTCACCCATGAATAAGAACGCGGTCGCTGTATTAGTAGCAGTGGTTGGATATATTATTACTTCACGAAGTCCGGCTCCACGAACATTTACACCTTTTGCTATGGTTAGTGGAAATTCTTCATAGTATGTACCAGGTTGTATAAAAACTGTATCACCATCATCAGCATAACCAAGTATATATTTTATAGTACGAGCGGGTGCTGACGGATGGCCATTTTTGGTATAGTCATTAACACCTATTACAGGATCAACATACCAAATATGTTGATTTTGATTTAGTAGATTAATACCACTGGCTGCCAACCCGCCGGCGATATTAATATTGCCGCCGATACCCACTCCACCAGTAATAACTAATGCGCCAGTAACTGTAGATGTGGAACTTGATGTATTGGTAATTCTAATAGCATCTGGGGTAGTTGCACCATATTGAGTTACACCTGCTAATGTACTGGTGCTTAAACTTTGAACAGTGGACGTTGTAACAACTTTTGCGCCGCGTTGATATAAATCACCGCCCACATACAAGTTACCACCTATCCCAGCCCCGCCCACAACCTGTAAAGCACCGCTGTTTGTACCTGCACTATCTGTAATATTGGTTATCAATATTGCGTTAGTGGTGCTGTTACCTCTACTAGTAACAGTTTGTAATGTACTAGTATTCCAAATAGTAATATTTCCGGTGCTGGTACTTACTGCGGTATCAGTACCTGCTGTTATTACTGTGGGAGTTACATAGGAAGTAATTGAAGATGTTGTGATTATGAATGATCCGGCAACGCTAAGGTTTCCACCAACAAATAAATCACCACCAATACCAACGCCACCATCAACCACTAAAGCACCATTAGTTGTTGATGTTGAACTAGCAGTATTGGTAATACGTATTGAGTTACTGGTTAAATTACCTCTATCAGTAACGGTTTGTAATGTACTAGTATTCCAAATTGTAATACTGGTACCTGAATTAGAACTAACTGCTGTATCAGTACCTGCATAAATCGTAGTTTGATTTGCAAATTGATTGATAGTGGCAGTAGTAATTACCTTTTGACCGCGAGTATATATGTCTCCACCGGCGTATAAATCTTGACCAATACCAACACCACCAGCAACAATTAAAGCACCTGTATTAGTTGATGTTGAACTTGTAATATTATAGGTTGATATTATATCGTCTGTTACTATTAGTGTTGTAGTAATAGTAGTTAATTGTATGACTAATTCTTGGGCAATGATTTTTCCGTTAACAGTAATATTACCGCCAACATTTAAACTACCCCCAACACCAACACCACCAGTTACCGTTAATGCTCCAGTAGTAGTGGATGTTGCACTAGTAACATTATTAATTGATATAGTATTATTAGTTGTAGAGCCTCTATCCGTAACACTTTGTAATGTACTGTTATTCCAAATGGTAACAGCACCGGTGCTTGTACTTACGGCTGTATCAGTACCTGCTGTAATTGAAGTTACCGCAGAATTTCCAATCGAAGACGTTGTAAGAACTAATGCTCCATTAACAGTCACCGATCCGCCTACATATAAATCTCTTCTAATTCCCACACCGCCTAGTACAATCAATGCACCAGTATTAGTTGAAGTTGAATTTGTAGATGTATTAATAAACAAAGTTTGATTAATAATCGATATACCCAATATACTAGTCAATCCACTTTGTGTGGTCAACACTTCAGCATTGTTAAGATACGCTTTACCTGCAACATTTAAAAATCCACAATACTAACCCCGCCTGCTACTACCAATGAATTAGGAGCATTAAATCCAAAATTTGATAGAGTCGAAAGTATAACAACGGTATCTGTACCTGCGGTTAATATATTTGACCAAGTGCGTATCGAAGTTGACGTTGATCCTGTTAGAACACTGCCATCTAAAGAAGGTAATCCTAAATCTGGTTCTGCTTGGCTAGGATCTAAATATTCGTAGCGATCAACGGTGAGATTGCCACTGTGTAATTTCTTTATCTTACCACTGAATAATCTACTTTTACTCATTGCTGGTTTCTAATATACTTAAAACTAAATTAACGCTGTTATTTGAGCCAGCACTAGCAGTAATAGATGCTCCAGTTTCAATTACTAATTTCCCCGTAGTAACTTCGCAAGCATCATTAACTGGAATTTCAAAATCTTTAAGCATAACGAAATCAGTAGCATTTTTTACTAAAGTAAATTTTACAGTAACAGGAACTGCTCCGATATTAGTAGCCTGTGCACCAAGCACAATAGTAGTAACCGCATCTGGGGTTTCATAGATAATTTGAGTACCTGTAGTTAATTCAAATGCTTTGGTTTTAAACGAATTTAACGGTAGTGCTGCTGTTGCCATTTTTATGATCCTATTGCCAATATATATGGCGTCATTACTGCAAATAAACTTTTCGTGAATGTTCTTCCAGAAATTGTTCCTATACTGTTATTTATAACTAGGTCATTTCCAATTCTAAAATCTCCTTGTTGGTCTGTACCTGTAAAATAAACTTTCCCACCATTAATGGCCACTGCCTGATGACTACTTAGAGGTTCTCCTCCAATGTATGGCAATGCTGAATCAATATTAGTACCTGCACCAATCCATTCAAAATTATGTGCAGAACTTTGAATTTGACTATATGTGTGGAAAGTTACAACTGTAGTATCATTAATAGTTGATACTACAGACGGTTGTAATGTAACAGTACTTGAATAATCATTTTCTACTAAATTTGCAACAATACCAATTAATCCTGTGGCGGTGTTAATTACGTTCAATGTAGTAGCAGGGGCAGCAAATCTGTCTTGAGTATTAACACTATATATTGGAGATACTTGAATATTAGATAATATGCTATTCAAAATATCTCCAATATGATAATATGCAGCAATACTGGCTAATTTTTCAGTGCTAGAAATCTGTAATGTTCCACCGTCATAGTATGCCTCTGCCGCAAATATTGTTTGGCTATTTCCGCCATACATCACATCGTAACTCATGGCATCAATAATATATCCTATATCTCTCTTACACGTTGCGGTGCTATAAGATAATCCAACATAACTGGTATTAACATACGCAATAGTTTCTGCTTGTATAAATGCTCTATTTGCTAACAGTAAATTAAATGCGTTTACAATATTTGTATTAGTATTCGGAATAAGACCAATCGGTACATGAGGAGGTGCAACACTAGGTCCATATTTAATAATATTTGTTATGGTAGATATTTTACTATTAATCAATCCTACTTCTACATAAGTAGCAGTACTAGCACTTATTGTTTGAGAAACTACAGTTTGATATGTTGATGTTATTAAATTACCTTTAACAATATCTTTAGAAATGTCTCTAATAAAATTATAGGCAGCGGTAGTTTGTGGTATTTCATTTGCAATTACTGTAGAAGTACTACTAAATCCATAATAATAAACTCCACTCATTATACTTTGTCTATTACCACCGCGTAAAAAATCAAATGCCACACTATCTATAATATATCCAACATCTCTATAACATGTTGCAGTATTATATGCAAAGGTGGGATAATTACTAGTGATCCATGCTATGGTATTATTTTGTAATGTAGTTTTATTAGATAGAATAGCATTATAAGCAGAATTGAAATTAGCATTTGTACTTACTTCTCCATTGGGAATAATCAGATCAGTAACGCCCGCTGTTCCAGAATTTAAAATATTTAACAGACTGTTAAATTTAGCAGTTAATGACGTATTAACAGTAGCGGCCCATATTCCCGCTACGGCTGTAGCAATTGGAATTGTAATATCTCTTAGATAAGCAATCGCAAGACTAGTTGTAGTTATTTCTCTAGCAATATCTCCAACATATCCAGTTTGACTCCAGTACTGTAACCCTGCAAATGCGCTTTGGCTAGTACCACCATATAATAAATCAAACGCTATACTATCAACAATTAATCCTGTATCTCTATAACATGTTGCAGTATTATATGTAAAATTACTAGTATATGCTACTGTTTCTTCTGCTATAAAATTTTTATTTACTTGTAATATTTCTACTGCATTGATAGTTGCTGTACTTGCTCCTGTAGGAGGATTATATGTTATCGAAGGAACTACGCCTAATCCATTTGTTATAATATCTAATATTATATTAAAAAGATCAGATATTCGATTGTAAGGAATAGTAGAAGGAGTTAATAATTCAAGTACTCGCGTTTTTAAAAAATTAATTGCATCTATGGTTTGACTCAATTCTGAACCAGCAGCATAATAAGATGCTACTCTATAATAACTTGATCCTGCTTTTATACTTTGATAATTTGTATCTAACACCATGTCATAGCATACAGCATCTATAATATATCCAACATCTCTACTACATTTAAATTGATTAAAGTCAAATCCGGGAAATGTTTCTAATACATGATTAATAGTTAATATTTGTAACTTTGTTTTAGCGTCGAGTATTGTTTGTCTGGAATTTCTCAGTGTAGCATCTTCGTTTAAAATAGTAGGATACACTTTAGTAACATTACCTACCTGAAGTGCTGTACTTGAAGCAATTGTATAATAGTTTCCATCTCCAAAACTTAGCGCATCTCCTATACTAGGTTTTGTAGTTAAATTGTTTATGGTAAAAGTTCTTCCACTAGTAGCACCATTAACTTTTCCTGAATATTTTACTGCTCCGACACCATCTGCATATAATGCATAATTACCAAAACTACTATTACTATTCGTGATTGAACAAAAACCACCAGATTCACATAAAACTCCTATATTGCAACATATAGTAAACACTGATACTAACGAAGTATATCCCTCATTTAACATATGGACACCAATTCCGCCTTGATTATACTGCGTAAATGCATCAACCATCATGCTCTTTGTACCTAATGCTAAATTACCATCTACACGCAAGCCTGTACCATCTGTAGTCATACTAGTACAGTTTTGTACGTATGGGCTAGTAGAAATTACACCTGCACTGCCATCAATAGGGAATGAAACTGCGGCGGCTGGTGCTTCATGCCCTTTAAAAGTCATATTAGCAATATACACACCATTGTTTACATAAAATATATCTTGAGTGGTTAAGGTAGATCTAACTGTAACAGTCCTTAAATTATCTCCTACAATAGAAACAAAATCTGGAACAATGATAGGAGTTATTTCAGTATAGTCACCACTTTTAACAAAGATAGTAGTTCCTCTAGTTGCTGCTGCTACTGCGGATCTAATAGTAAGTTTACTATCACTTAAACTAGTGCCGTTACTAGAATCATTGCCACTTTTACTAACGTAGAGAACGTTAGAAACAGCCATAGAAAAACTAGCGGTACTACGAGAACCAGTATAGCCTTGTATACCGCCGTAATCTAATACTGTCCATGTAGAAGTACCGTTACCAATTTTAAACAATTTGGTATCGGTTTCAATACCCATCTCACCTTCGGCTAGAGTAGGATTTATATGGCCCCATTCATATGCTGTGCCCCGTCTAAATTGGATTTGTATTGCCATTTTTACCTTTTATACCTGCTTTGAGGTATTTATCCAGAAACACCGCCTGCATTGATGCTGGTAATTCCACCATAATTTGAATCTGGTCGTCCACCGTCAAAATTACCAATATATCCACCCATTGCCGCAGCGGTTACTGTTAACGTATTACCTACTATAATTGTTGTTGTTCCCGTTGAAAAATTAATTGTAGATACTGTAGAAGTAGTAGGAACTCCATTTATCTGTACATTTATTGCTCCTTCGCCAGCACTACCGGTATATCCTATACCAGCATATACTCCAGGAATACCTTGACTACCAGTATATCCAGTTTCTGTACTAGCGGATCCAGTAAAACCTACTCTACCTTGTGTACCAGTTGAGCCAGTATATCCTCTAAGGGTACTAGCAGAACCAGTATAACCTAAACTACCATCATATCCGGAACTTCCAGTAAAACCAGGTTCACCTCGACTACCGTTAAAACCGGTGCCAGCACTACCAGTAAAACCAACACCTTGACTACCGGTAAATCCGGTAATGCCTTGGGTACCTGTTGAACCAGTATATCCAGTAATACCTTGTGTACCAGTACTACCAGTATAACCATTTAAAATACTACCATTAACAGAAGTAAAAACAATATTATTATTTGGATCAACGCTGATTGTAACACCAGTAGTTGTAGAGGTACTTCCTAATAAAATGTAATTACCATTTATTGTACCATCAACCCATAAATCTCCACCAATGCCTACGCCGCCTGCAACAATTAATGCTCCGGTTGTTGTAGAAGTTGAAGAATTTGTACCAGATATTGTTATATTGGTAGCGGTAACAGTCCCTGAAGATAAAATATTATTAGTTTTGATAATAGATGATATTATCGATAAACTAGTACCAGTAGCATTTAATGTAACATTAGATCCTGTTGTATCTCCTAAAACTAATGATGTTCCAATAATAATACCACCAACTGTAACAATAGTACCTTGACCACTTGTGTTACTAATTGCTAATTTACCGTCAACGTCAACTGTTAAAATTGTTCCGCCTAAATCAATAGTTTGTCCTGCTAGGTATAATTTTCCAAATCGGTGATCAGGAGACCCTAGATCTTGTGTCTTATCATCTTCAGGAACAAATTTAAATCCTGAACTAAGTGTTACTGTACTGGTATCATCAGTTCTTAATCCTATGATAGCACTACCTGTGTAACCCATTACACCTTGTGTACCTGTGCTACCAGTATAACCAGTAACCCCTTGAGTACCTGTTGAACCTGTAAAGCCAGTAATACCCTGTGTACCAGTTGAACCTGTAAAGCCAGTAATACCCTGTGTACCAGTTGAACCGGTATAACCGGTAACACCTTGTGTACCTGTTGAACCAGTATATCCAACTGATCCCCAA